ACTCTCTGACGCAACAACTCTCCGCTTACAAGACCGCCTTCGGGCGGTTTTTCTTTTTCCGGATCGCAAATGTCGAACGACTTCATCCCGTTTGCAGTAGGCGGTAGCGCCAACGTCATCACGCAATCAGCATATGCGGCGCTGACGCCGATTACGCAAAACGGCTTTCAATCTGGTATTGCTCAGTCGAACCAGCTGAATAAGGTCTGGCGCCAAAGCTCGATCATGGCGGCCGTGCTGGCTCAGTTCATCGTCGATCAGAGCGGCCAGAACGCTGTCGATGACGGCACGACTTCGACACTTGAGGCGAATCTGTTGTCGGCCATCAAGAACGCCACGAAGCAGACGGTCATTCTGACGGACACCGGGGCAGCCAACGCCTATGCAGCAGCGAACACGCCCGCGCTCACCGTCCTCCCTTCGACGGGCTATGTCCAGCGCGTCAACATCGCTCACGCTAACACTGGAGCATCGACGTATGCTCCTGATGGCCTGACGGCAAAGCCGATCTACGGTCTTGGTTTGCAGCCCCTGCAAGGCGGTGAACTGCCTGTCGGCGTCGCTGTGTTGATGTACCTGGTGCAAGCCGGCGTGAACAGCGGTAACGGCGCGTGGATCATCATCGAATCGCTCGGTGGTGCATCTCAAATCGCCCCCGCCACGCAGAGCCAGCATGCGCTTCAACTTGGGCAGGCGACGGGCCGGTTGCTGCGCACGACGGTGTATCGCAATAACGCGGGGACGCTTCAGGCGTCGATTGATGGCGGCGCTTACGCGAATATCTCGTCAACTCTGGCGCTGCAGTCTCTTACGACAAAAGCACGTGTCCACCTCATCGCAGGTGGTGGTGCAGGTGGTGGAAACCCGGTTACAGGTGGCTCGGCATTTGCCTACGCATCTGGTGGCGGCGAAGGAGGCTGGGCTATCGGTCTCTATACTGCTGCGCAACTTAATGGGCAAACGGTTACTGTAGGTTTGGGCGGAGCTGGCGTTGCCGGGAATAACGGTAACGCTGGTGGGTCCAGTAGTGTTGGAGCGGTTATCAGCGCGACCGGTGGCCCCGGAGGCCCGGTTGGCGTGAGTAACGCTGTGCCAACGACGGGCTTTGCTGGTGGTGCGGTGGGCGGCGCGGGATCAGGCGGCCAGATTAACGGCAACGGTGCTTATGGCGCTTATGGCACTTATCTTGGCTCCACAGGGATCAGCGGGAAAGGCGGCGGTGCGCATTTTGGCGATGGCGGAGCGCCCGCCGGACCAGGGTTGAGTAGCGGTTCCGCCGCTGTTAATCCTGGTTCGGGCGGCGGCGGTGCGGCGTCACCCTCCAGCTCGGGCATTGCCGCTAGTGGTGGTACGGGTGCAAATGGGATCATTATTATTGAGGAATTTGCATAAATGAAAACGTACGCACGCATTCACTGGAGCGTGGACAAATCGGCTTCTCCCCTCGATTCATCGAAATGGGTCAATGTTTATTATGTGGCGGAGATTATCCCGCCGATGGCCTATGACGCGGATAGCATTGGGGGCGTCGAGCCACTATGGAAAGCTGGCGACGAAATACCGATCGAACGGCGCTACAACGTCGCGCTGATGGATGGCACCATCTCGTATATGGCCGACATTACAGACCTTAATCCCCAGCCGCATCAATACTGGGGAGCCGCGCGAGACAATGCGGGCAACTGGGTATTCTCGGCCCCGCATGAGACCTGACAAACTGGTCAGGGCTTTGCGTTCTGGATAGCTCGGTACATCGCCGCCGGGTTATCCGAACTAGCCGACGATCCCGACGCAAGCAACGATGCACCAAGGACGGCTGCGAGTGCCGCGACAATGAGAAGTACAAAAAGGACGCCGATCAGGCTGATCTTCTTCATTAAATGGCCTCAAAAGCTGCGATGATAGAATCCGGGCACTTCAGATCACGGCCCGAACATGTCTCCAACCAGAGCCCGCATTCTAGCGCAACGCCCCGCCGCTTCCATCGTTATCGCCGCCATCTGGGGCACCGTACTTTTCCTGTGGTTCGCCGGTTGGCGCATCCTCGATCCCGCGAACATCGGCTGGTTGATGAACCACGGCGATCCATCACAGCACTATATGGGCTGGGGGTTCTTCCGGCACACGCCGCTGCTGCAATTCCCACTTGGCGCGAACCATGCATTCGGTGAGGACATCGGCAGCTCAATCGTATTCAGCGATTCCGTGCCGCTGATGGCGTTCCTGTTCAAGCCATTCAGTGCGCTCCTGCCGACTACGTTCCAGTATCTCGGCCTGTGGATGATGCTGTGCTTCGTGTTTCAGTCCGTGTTCGCGTACCGGCTCGTGTCGCGGTTCATCGACGGTCTGCTGCCGTGCCTGCTCGTCACCGGTCTGTTCGTGCTGTCGCCTGTCATGATGTGGCGGTTGCTCGGTCACGAGGCGCTGCTCGCGCACTGGCTGATCCTCGCGGCCCTGAACGTCTACTTCGATTCGACCGGCAAGACATGGAAATGGGTATTGCTGGCCGTCGTCGCTGCCGCAGTGCATGCCTATCTGACGGCGATGGTTCTTGCGATATTCCTGTTTGATCTGATTCACCAAGCATACGCGGGTGAACGATTCCGAGCGCTCATTGCGCGTTTTGCTATCGTCTTCGTGGTACTCGCGCTCTGGATGTGGACGATCGGCTATTTCTATCCGAACGACGTGCAGGTGGGTGGCTTCGGCTATTTCCGGTTCCACCTTCTCGACTTCTTCCGGCCGCTCGACATGTGGTCTTCGTTCCTGCCGCTCGTGCCGTACAACGACTATCAGGCTGGCGGCTTCAACTATCTCGGCCTTGGCGGTATCGGGCTGCTGCTCGCAGCACTTGTGCTGGCCGCCGTATGGCGGCCGGCGCTGCACATCGACTGGCGAGTCATTGGCCCCCTGCTGGCACTGGCGGTCGGGTTGCTCGTCTACGCCATGCCGACGCAACTGCCGCATTTCCTTGCACCGCTCACCAGCACCTTCCGGGTATCCGGCCGGTTCGCCTGGACGATTGCGTATCTCGTGCTGCTCGGAGCGGCGGTCATCGTCGCGCATTCGGTGCGCAAGGAATTCGCGCTCGTCGTGTTCGTGCTGCTGTTCGTCGTCCAGTGCGCAGATCTGACCTATCCCCGACACGTGTTCGTCTCATACTGGTCAGGCGTCTGGCGCTCGACGCTCGTGTCGCCATTCTGGAATGACCGAGCCGCTCGTTATAGCCGTGTCGAAATGGTTCTGCCATCCGATCAGCCGCGCAACGATCTTCCGGTTTCCGTGTTCGCCGCCGAGCATGGCATGACGATCAACAGCGGTTACATCGCTAGGGTAAGTCCTGCCAAGCTGCAAAAACTGCGAACTCAGGTCGCGCAACAGGTTTCGTCGGGGCAATATAGGCGCGACACGCTTTATGTGTTCGTCGACGATCCCCTATTCGAACTAGCAAAGAAGTATGCGGCCAATGGTTCGTTCGTTGGCATCGTCGACGGTTATCGCGTAGTTGCGCCATAACGCCCCTGGCGGCCGCCCAGAGGAATCAGAACGTATAGTTCAAGGTAACCATGTGAGCGCCCGACCAACCCGGCGGCACATTCGTCGTGCTGTAGGTATGCGTCTTCGCGAAAATGTAGTTATAACGAAGGCTGACGGCGCCGTAGGAAACGGCTGCACCGACGAGCGCACCGGCCTCCCACTTCGGCACGTGATGGAAGTTTTCGGTTTGCCCGGCCTTCCACCATTGCGAATCGCTGACAGCCGTCGCCGTTGCGTCCCACGTGCCGCGGAAGATCGCAGGACCGGCTTCGAGCCCGAAGCGCCAGTTGCGATAGGTCCAGAACGGTTCAAACGTAAGCGCTACGGCCTGCATCGTGCCGCCGGAGACGAAATTCCGCAGCGGCCCGCATTGCCCCGCGCACGAGTGCGCCTTTGTATCGTAGTAGCCGCCGTTCTGCGCGTTGTAGACGTTCGGGTCTTCGTCAGGGGCTGCGAGACTGCGCACGCTGGCGCGACCGAAGTTCAGATATGCGAGATGCATCGCTAGGCCCGGCAGGTACGAACCCGGCGTGTGATTGATCGCGTTGAACTGGATGCCGACGCGGTATGCGGGCGCCGAGAGGTGCGAGTTGTGCGGAAGACCTTTGTTTACCCACAAACCATCTTCGTCGTTGTACCTCGATGCGCCGATGCCGGCCTCAATGGAAAACCAGCTTTCGGCCTGAGCCGACATTGAAAGGCAAAGCACTACCCCCGCCGCAACTGCGGCCTTATAATTGAACATGATTCGGTCTTCCTTCTTAGTCGTTGGATCTCTGGATCACCGCGCCTGCATCGGTTGCCGCCGATGTGGGCGCACCTGTTTCTAATGCGCTCGCCCTTTCCTGACGTAGCTTTCGGCGTACTCGCGTTGTTCGCGCGTGATTGGCACGCGGCCTTTGTCTGCCATGCCGTTCCGCCAGCCGTGAAGGAATGAGCGGCTTTTGTCGCTACCCGGTTCCGGCTCACCGTCGAGGCCCGCGCGATAGCCCGCCAGGCATTCGTCCTCGTCCAGACCGGTCTCATTGAACTTGAAGTGTGCGAACTCGGTCATGCTGGATGCTCCAGTCGTGCGGCGTGCTGCGCAACCCACACTGCCGCGAAGGCCTGCAATGCTGGCTTTCGCTCATCGTATGGCTTGCCTAAACCAATGAGGACGGCATTGCGTTCAACCATTCCAGGCACTAAATGGGCTGCAAATGGCGGCAATTCGTCAAAATTCCACAGGAATTCTTTTTCGCTCATTTCTGGGGCGCGCATGGCAAGCGAGATCGCCGCTTCGATGTCTTGCCTTGCCGAATCGATCACCATCGACGCGATGATCCCGGATTCGGCCGCAATCGCAGCGAAGTCAGCGGGACCGAGATCGGTCGGCTCCGTTAATTGTTCGGCGATGCGGATCGATTCAGCCAAAACGTCTGCTGCAATGCCGATATCGGCCGGCGATTCGAAAATTTCGGGCCCAAGTCTTCGGAGTTTGACGGCCAACTTCGATAACGCCAATCGCTCCGCAACTGATAGCGCATCCGGTCGGCACGGAATCGCTATGACGTCAACAAACATCTGGTTCCAAAGCCCGTGGGACGAAAGCTGCTTCGCCCGTTTTCTCAGACACATTGATTTACCTACCTTGCAGACGTCATGTTTGAATCGAAAGCAATACAGAACGCTCTGACCATCGTATCTCGCGGTCTCTTCGAGAATTCTCCTAACCTTCATCATGAAGGCATTTCAGCATCGTAGGCTACTTTCATGATGAAGGCAAGCTTTTGCTTTCATGATGAAGGTGCTATGCTGTCGGCATGGCTACCTCAATCGACCAATCGGATTACATGAAGACGGCGCTTCGGCTGCCGCGCGATTTACATGCGTGGCTGATGGAGTTCGCCAATGAGCAAGGAATTTCGCTGAATGCCGCCATCGTCCAGGTGCTTGATGAGAAACGAGGCAAGCTGCCAGTCGTAGACATCAGCGATCAGTCGATTGAGCGATTGCGAAACGCACTGAAGCACAAATAACAAAGCCGCCCACCGAGGCGGCTTTTTTACGACCACACGACCAAGCCGCCATCGAGCGGCTTTTTTCATTTCTATCCGGGGCACCCCTTGAACAATCCACACCGCGACCCGGCGATTGCCGCCCTGGAGCAACGCATGAGCACGATCGAGCAACAAGTCGGCGACTGGCGAGGCGAGTTGTCAGCCAACACCGAAGCAACGTTGCGCGTTGAGTCGAACACGAAGGAGTTGGTCGAGCTGCTGAAGCTTGCCAAGGGCAGCATCGGGTTCTTCACGGCGACCGGGCGTGTGCTGCGGAAGCTGGTTGTGTGGTTCGGGCCGTTCATCGCGTTCGCGGCGGCGGTGTGGGGGGCGATGCATGGCAAATTCCCCGGGCAAACGTGATGCGACTGAACTCCACCATTGTTGCCGCAGGCTGTGGTTCGACCCAGTTGCGTGCCGCGCAGTGGGTAGCCCCATTGCAGGCCGCGTGCGATCGGTTCGGGATCAATGAGCCGCTTGACGTGGCCGCATTCCTTGCGACGGTTGGCGTGGAGTCGGGTCGTCTCGTATTCACCCGGGAAATTTGGGGTCCAACGCTTGCACAGCACCACTACGAAGGCCGCTCTGATCTAGGCAACACACAGCCAGGAGACGGCGAGCGTTTCATGGGCCGCGGACTCATCCAAATCACCGGACGCCGCAACTATCTGCTGTGTGGCGTAGGGCTCGACCTCGATTTGATCGCCCACCCTGAATTGCTCGAGCAGCCGAATGACGCCGCGTTATCTGCCGGCTGGTTCTGGCACAACAACAAGCTGAGCGCCCTGGCTGGTGACTTCCTCGCAGTCAGCCGAGCCGTGAATCTCGGCAATCGGCACTCGAAGGCCATGCCGAATGGATACTCGGAACGCCTGGCGCTCTACGGCGCGGCAAAGAAGGCGCTTGGAATATCTGCTTGACGCATAAACGGCAAATATCCGCCAAACGCATAGGCCGCCCTGCGGCTTTTTTTACGCCTAAAGGACATTCATGGCCCAGACTGTCGTCGTTCTGACGTCGGGCTCAAGCTTTGCGCAGCCCGCGGGGTTCGTAAGCCTCGACCTGGTTGAGTGCTGGGGAGATTCGGGAGGGTCGGGAAATAACCCGCCAGCTTCTGGCGGCGGTTCCGGTGGCGGCGGTTACTCTAAGGTTGCCAACGTAACGGGCCTGACATGGCCCATCCCCTACGCCATTGGCACGGGCGGCAACAACACGTCAGGCACTAGCGGCACTGGTACGCGGTTCGGCGGTACGACGCTGGCAAACGCGATCTGTTCCGCGAACGGCGGCGGAGGCACGAACACCGCTGCCGCCGGTCTAGGCGGTTCTACTACCGGCGTGGTCGGCACGACCAAATTCGCGGGCGGCAACGGCGGCGCCGGCACTGACACAGCTAACGATGGCGGTGGTGGTGGTGGCGGCTGCGCTGGGCCCGATGGCCCCGGCGTTGCTGGTGCGCCGTTCAGCGGAGCTAATGGCGGCACTGGCGGTCCCGGTGACAACGGCGTAGCTGGTGGCGCTCCCGGCACGGGCGGCACCGCGTTTGGTAGTGGCTCGCCCGGGTCTGACAATGTCAATGGCGGTGGCGGTGGTGGTGGGTCTGCTGGCAATGGCTCAGCTACAGTAGGCGGCGATGGCGGCTTGCCAGGCGGCGGCGCTGGCGGCGGCGGTTGGGGCTCGACTAGTGGCGGATCGGGTAAGCGCGGTCAAATCCGCCTCACCATGACGATCAACACCGGCGTAACTGGCACTTCCGCATCTACGCAAGCGCGGAACTCGTCGGCTGGTTCCGGCGCCATCGCCGTTTCCGGATCGTCGGCCAGCACGCAGCGCGGTAATACGTCGACAGCTTCCGGTGCAGTTTCGGTCACTGGATCGGCGTCGAGCTCACAACGGGCAAACACGGATTCTGGCGCCGGCTCGATTGCGACTGTAGGCACCGCAACAAGCGCGCAGTCCATCAATGCGAGCACGGCGACAGGCCAAGTAAGCATCGCTGGCTCGGCAGCATCAAGCCAGGCCGCCAATGCATCGTCTGCAGTCGGCGCGGTCAAGATTGCGGGCGCTGGCGCATCAAGCCAGCAGGCGAACATCAGCACCGCATCTGGCGCCGTGTCCCTGTCCGGATCGGGCGCTGACACACAATCCGCGAACACGTCGACGGCGGCCGGCACTACTGGCAGTGTCATCGGCGGGTCCGGTGCGAGCGCTCAGTCTCGGAATGCATCCGCTGCCGTGGGTGCGTTGTCGACCGCGGGCATGGCCTCGCCCGCCCAAAGATCATCGTCGTCAGCCGCATCGGGCAATCTCAGCATCGCCGGGTCCGGATCATCGACCGCAGCGCATGACCTTAGCTTGGGCGCAGGCCTCATCGGCATCACTGCAACGGGCGCATCGGTCCAGGCTCGCGACGCATCAAGCGCGACAGGGAACGTCACCCTGCCCATCACAGGAAAAGGAAGCAGCGCGCAGCTTCCGGACATGTCGTCTGGTGCGGGGCACATTGGCGCGCAGTCCTACCCAGTCGACCCAAGCTTCTACGCTCAGATTCCCGCTCGGTCTTTCTGCGTGGCATGCCCCAAGCACGACTTCTACGTGGCCGGGAAGCAACGGGATTTCTTTGTTCAAATGCGGGCGCGTGATTTCTATGTCGAGCCTACTTCGCGATCCTTTTACGTCCAACTCAAATCATGATGCCGATTCCGCTGCAGTTCGACTGGAAGGACCCGCGTGAGTCAGCCGTGCTCACGTGGGACGCCACGCTAATGTTGGCGGCCGGCGAAACGCTGACGGGCACGCCCTCGGTTCAGATCACGACCGCGACAGGTGCCGACGCAACGCCCTCACTTCAACTCAACAACGTCATCGTCAACACCGTTTCGCTGTCCATTGCAGGAAAAACGATTGCGCCGGGCGCGGCAGTACAGGCCGTCGCATCCGCGGGCGGCTTCGGCAGTCAGTACCTGATTGCGATTACCTGCACGACGTCGAATCCGAACAAGATTTTGGTCTTGAAAGCGATGCTGCCCCTGAGTCCAGCGTAACCCCGCTTCCATATCGAACAAGCCCTCCGCGTGAGGGCTTTTTTTATTCCCGAAGGAATTTAGATGGCAACGAACCTCAAGTACAGCGTCGTCCTGAAGAACGCGCAAGAAGCAGCGATCCGGACAAGTTTAGGCGCAAGCGCGCTCATCAACATCTACAGCGGAACGCAACCGGCGAGCCCGGACACTGCGATCACCTCTCAGGTTTTGCTCGCCACGCTGACGGCAGGAGCAACTTTCGGCACGGAATCGGGCGGCGTCGAAACGTTGAACGCCATCACGCCCGGCACCGGTACGGCAGCAGCAGGCGCGGGCGGCACTCTAGCCACGTGGTTTCGCATGACGACCTCTGGCGGCACTGCGCACGTGGACGGCACCGTTGGCACGTCGGGCTGTGACCTGAACCTTGGTTCGGCGACGATCTCGACTGGCGTGCAGGTTTCGGTTTCGTCGTGGACGATTGCGAACGCCAATTGATATGCCCATCATCAAACACCTGGTCGATTCTGCCCAAGGCAAGCATCCGATCACTGCTGCACGCTCCGGCCATTGGCCTACGGTTCGCAAGCAGCATCTAGCGCTGCATCCCGTTTGCGAGTTGTGCGGCGGCTCGGAAGACGTCGACGTACACCACGTTTTTCCTTTCCACTTACACCCCGATCTCGAACTCGATCTTTCGAACCTCATCACGCTTTGCGAGGCGAAGAAAGGTGGCATTAACTGTCATCTTGCATTCGGGCATTTGGGGTCGTTCAAGAGCTTCAATCGTGATGTCCGTGCTGATGTTGCTGCGTGGCACGACAAGATCAAGAACCGTCCGCTATCGGACAAGGAGCAAGCATGAATTCAACCCCGATCAACACAGCCACAGCAGTCGGCGCTGGCGCCGTAGTCGCGCCGGTCGTCTCGTATGTCGCCAGCCTGTTTCATGCAACGTTGCCGGCTGACGTGCAAAGCGCAGTCGTCGTGCTGATTGTGGCCGGCGCGCACTGGCTCTCACAAGTTATCGCGGCGCGCTCGGCGAAGGCTGCACCCGCACAGTGAAAGCCCTGGCCATCGCGCTGCTGTCTTGCTCGCTAGGCGGCTGCGCAGGGCAAGCGGCCTACTCGGTGAAGCCGTTCTATGAGCCCAGCTTGCAACGCATGGTCTGTTGCGAAGCCGTTGCGCTCAACTCCAAAGACATCAGCGCCCTCTCCTTCGACCTGACGACATCTGCTGATGGTGTCGTGACGGTCCACTTCAACGAGACCGGCGTAGGCGCTACCGCACCCACTGCCGCCCAAGGCGCTGTCATTTCCAATGTAGCAACAGCGGCCGGGCAAGCTGCCGCGGCCATCGTCAAAATCACTCCTTGAGGTATCCATGAGAAAACTTCTTACGCTGCTTGCGGCGGGTCTCGTCGCGCTTGCTCTCTCCGCATGTTCTGGCGCTCCCACTCTCACGTTCGCTCAACAGGTCAGCATTGCGTGCGGCGCTGCTAGTGGCGAGATCGCAATCCTGAAGGGTGACGGTGTGTTCACTGGCGGCGCAGAAAAGACGCTGACCGATACCGTTCAGCCCGCAGTCGACAAGGCATGCTCTGCCGGTGCGTCGGTTGCCAAGCCGGATCTCCAGTCGCTCGTCAATGCAACGCTGCCGCTCGTCAAGTCGCTGGTAGACTCGTCGTCGCTGTCGCCTGACAAGATGAAGGCCGCCGACGCTGCGATTGATACTGGCGTGCTGGCGTTCAACATTGCGATCAGCCTTGCACCGACTGTGGTGGCCACTGCTCCGGCCGCAGCATCGACCCCGCTGGCTGGTGCGCCGCTGCAATGAGCGCGTTTCTGACTGATCTGGAGGTCGAAAACGCGACCGGGCAAGACGATGGCAAGTGGCGCTTAACCGCGCCGCTCGTCTATCAGTCCGACGTGGCGGGGATGATGTTCACGGTCCCCGCTGGTTTTATTAGCGACTATGCTTCAGTCCCGCGTGCACCGTTGGTCTACTGGCTGTGCGGCGACACGAGCACGATGGCCTCAGTGGTCCATGACGCTATATACACCTATCACTGGGTCGACCGTGCAACCGCCGACAAGGTGCTGCGCGAGGCGTCGCTCGTTACCGGCGTTCCCGCGTGGCGTGCGGCGCTGATGTATTGGGGCGTCCGAATGGGCGGTGGCGGCAAGCATTGGAACGGCGCTACAGGCCAGCAGTTGTAAACGACGGAAACAATCTATCCGCTGTATACCGTCCGGACTTCGGCCCGGGCGGCACCCCTCTTCTCTCGCCATTGGCGACGATCAAATCTTCAGCGTGCCGTCGTCTATCATGCGCCGCAATTCAGCCTTCGTGACGGTACGAGACTTCCCGTTGATGTCCAGGTGAATGCCGGTTTCGGGCATGTCTGACGGGAGGGGTGCCGTGCCAAGATTCACTGCTAGCATGGGGGCCGGCCGCCCTCCGCCGCCTCCCATGCCGCCAATAGCGACTTTATCCTCGATGGCAGCCGTGAAGGTTTGCGTCCAGCCTCCGCTTCCACCGTGCGAAACATCCGTAGAACTGTCACCAAACGTCGCCGGCCCTCCGCCGCCGCCCATCATCGGCTTTTCCCACCCAAGCGCCTCTTCGATCATCTTCATGATGAACGGCGCCTGCGACGAAGACGCGCCCGGTCCGTACTGAAACGTCCGGTAGATCTCGCGCAAACAGGCCCGAAGTTTTGCGTTTTCCCGTTCGTAGTCCATCCCGCCTCCAGCGCCCATGAGCGCACATCAATCAGCCCGCACTAGCGGCGCGTCTCCGTACTCAATAATGGGTTTCGCGGCCGGCAACCGTCGCAGCCCGAACTTGGCAAGCCGCGCATCAAATGTTTCGACTGCGCGCCTGACCTTCTGCCGCAAACGCCAGCGCGCCGAATTCCGTACTCTCATCCCTCCCCCTGCCGGCTCTCGCCGCGTTTCAGTTACTTCCTACCCCACCCCAAGGCCGCAGGCCGACCATACCCCTGGGATTTGATTTTAAGCCAATCTCTTGATCGACCCCGCTGGTAAGTCGAGTCCAGCCGCTTGGCAACCATGCCTTCCAGCCCGAGATTTTCGACTTCATTGAAAACCAGCAGGCCTTCTTCCTCGACGCCGCTTGCATAAATGATCGTGCGGGTATTGTCGAATGATTTTCGAAGGCGCGCTTTGCGCTCGGTGAGCGGCAGGCTTCGCAGGTCGACGCCGTCGATCGACAGCGCGTCGAAAACGTAGAGCCTCGCCGGATCGGACTTGGCCGCGGCACGTACATTCTTCGGTGTCTTGGTGACGGCACGCTGTCTCAGCCGCTCGAATGAAGAGCGGCCGGTGTCGTCGTCGACCGTCAGCTCCGCGTCCCACGCGAAGTCGCCGGGCACTGCCGCGACGGCTTCAACAACATCGGGAAAGGAGCCGTTGAAAAGATTTCCGTTGCGGCTCCACAGCTTGACCTCCGATCCGGCCTTTATGACCAGGCACCGGAAGCCGTCATACTTGAGTTCAAAGAGCCAGTCCGGATCGGAGAAGGGCGCGCTATGCCGGGTCGCCAGCATCAGGTCCGACGCTTTCAGGTCCATCGGCATCGTCCTCGTCCGTGGCTAGCTCGTCTGGTCTGATCGGCGCGAGCATCGGCTGTGTCGTATCGTAATCGGCGTTCTGCAGTGCCTCGTCAATCTCTGCGAGCAGCGGTGCGAAATCCAGCGTCCACGATTTGCCCTCGGCAGTCACTTTCATGCCGTCGTGAATCGTCAGATAGTACCTGGCCCTGAGCAGCGCGCGGATCAGCGGCGGCTCCTTGAGCGGGTCTTTGAAGTGCGGTGTCGTGTCCATGGCTGACTACCTCCTTACTCTGGAGTTAGCAGCGGGTGTGCCTGATTCGTCAGTCAGGCGGCGGACTGCGGCGCGTCAACCCGACTCCCAATCTCGGCAGCGGCACGAACGATAGCTCGGCGGGTGGCGGCGCAATAGTCATTAAGCGCGCCCACTCCCTCGCAGAGCACCTTCCGGGTGTTGAGGTCGTCATCAACCCAGGGATACTCGGCAGTAACCATCGCGAATTGCTGGCGCACGCTGATATCGAGTTCCACGGAGAGCCGGAATGCGTCGCCATCAACTGTGAGCGGATTCCAATAAACAGGACCGCCAGCATCGATTCCGTCGATCCATTGGTCTCCGTATGCCTGATGCGCCCGCGCGTAAGTACCAGTGATGCCTACAGCCGTAGCTGCGCTCTCCAACAACTCTCTATCGCTCATCGTTTGTCCTTTGGTTGTTCTTCGTCGTCGGCCCCGACACATCGCAGAAAGTAAACACATCCCCGCTCAGGTTGCGCCTGAACCTGTTTCCGGCCGCCGTACATGCAGAGGATATGCGAGCCGTCCGCGATGTCAGCGGTCCAGTATTCGCAACGCCGGCAATGTCGGTCGGTGGTTGGACTGTCGAAAAGGCCCATGGCGAGGCTCGGTAATCACTGTACGGGCATACAGTCTACCGCAACCCCCTTTGCTTTTTTTGCCGTCCAAAACGCGTTTGTACGTTGTTGATTCTATTGGTACAGCACGCTCCAATAATGTACTTAGTGGACGCCTATAAAACACGGCTCAATCCATTGAATTCATTGGAGAAATGCTCTTTTAGCCAGATATACTTCTGACGGACGTGAAACGCGAAAATTGGGCAACCGCCGGAAAGCTCTGGAGCGAAGCCCAGTAAGGCTTTGCCGGGTTTCCTTCCCGACACAAAACCTGCTCGTCCAAAATTTTTCCAAAATTCGTCCAATTGGTCATCCGGCGTTAAGCTTGATTTCAGTCCATTCCCGGCCGCGCGAATCACGGTAAAGCGCGGTCATTTCCGCCGACTTGTGGCCGAGCAATGCTTGCGCGAATTCGGCGCCATACTGCTCGGCATAGAGTCGAGCGGCCAAGGATCGCAGTTCGTGGAAGGTTGGCGGGGTCCGGCCAGGCTCGACCGTGAGTTCTGCGGCGTCGCGCATTCTTGCGAATGCTCCGCTGATGTATTGCAGGTTCGGCGTATCGCCGGGTGACGCAAGGCTGGTCTTTTGCACCAGATGAATCATGTACTGGCTGACAACGTTATCGCGGCATCTCCGAATCACTTCCTCGAGACTCACGCCCAGCGCATCAAGGTGAAGGGAGACGGGAATCCGCAGCTTGGCGCGGTTCCCCTCTTTGCCTTTGGCCTGCTCGACCAACAAAAAACCGTCCTTCACGTCGTCAAAGCGCATCTTGCCGATGTCTTCCCGGCGTTGCCCGCTCACCAGGGCTAATTCCATGGCGTTGGCGATCCAGCGAGTCGCCGGACTCTTCGTCGCCTGCTGGTAAATCAGACGGTAATCGTCCAGCGTCAGGCGCGTGCGCGTTACCGTGATCTCCGGCTTGAAAACTGATTCAACGGGGTTCTTGCCGACCTCGACATGGCCGTTCTCGATTGCCTCCCGGAAAACGTCTAGTAACACTCCGCGCAGCTTCGAGGCAGAGGACGCACCGCGTTCCGCGGTCGCCTGCTTGAGCGCGTCGGCTATCTGCTTAGGCGTGATCTTGCCGACTGAATGCACCGAGAAGTCCATCGCACGGACGGCGTTCAGAGCTGCCTTGATCCCGCTTAGCGTGTTCTTTTTGACGCCGGCCCGCGCGACCTCGTATGTGTCACACCATGCGCGCAGCGAAATATCGTTGCCGTCGATTCTCTGGAGCAGAGACACGTCTCCTTTGCGTCGCAGCAACTCGGCGTTGGCTGTCTTCACCTTGGCCGAAGCCAGCCTGAAGTCGCGGCCCAGCCCGAACGTCTTGCCATCCTGGGGGTTTTTGAACCAGTAGTACCCCGCCGAGTTCTTGTAAAGGTTTGGCGGCCAGCCCCGCCGGTCCGCGTTACGCCGCCTTGCTGCCATTGGTCATCCTGTTGATCTCGTCTGCCACCGGATCGACGTACTCCGCGTCAGGCCTGCAGAAGTAGGTGCGACCAACCTTGATCGGCATAGGCCGTATCTTGCCATTGTTGACCCAATTCCTCAGCGTGTGGCGGTGTGGCATGTGATCGCCGAATATCACTTCCGCCCATGCACTGAGCGGGATCAGTTGTGCTGCCATCATTCTTTCTCCCTCTCCCAATGCCGACAAGCCGGCGACCGAAACAAAATGTCGCTACCCGGACCGCCCGTCCAATGTGCTTGCATCAGTAGGCACTTGCGGTATTTTCCGGCTGTGCTGCCGCTAGTCCTGACGGCATGCTCACAACTTTTGCAAGTCTCGCCGGCCGGCCCGGTCCCCGGCGGCGCTGCATACCCGTTCGGTCTCGTCGGCTTGCGGATTCCCTTCGCCTCGCTAATCTCGAGCACGACCGTTTCGCCGAACAGGTCGATTACTTCTCGTCGTTCCATCGCTGGCTCCCAGTGTTGGCGGGTCGCTTCGATGACCCATTGTGCTGCTTCGATCATGCCCGTTTGAACTCCACCACCCACACCCACGGGTTGTCCGGCCATGCCGCACCGGCGGATGGCTTAAGTCCATCCCAAAGGCACATGTACAGTTCGCGCGGCGTCAGGGTCTCGTCAGCATCGGGAACGTGCCGAAGGAAGTCGATCCCCTCGGCTTCTGCATCTGCTTGGCTGATCTCCTGCAAGCGCTCGACGCGCACGCCAGTGACTTCGAGCGTGATGCGCGACGCCCAGCGCGGCATGTGGATGGACGGCTTCCAGCCTTGGTGCAGGTTGTCTTCGAAGTCGACGTATTCGGGCATGGGTCCACCGTCGGCGCGGTATTCGCAGAATTCCGGCTTGTGATGGTCCGTGTCCGGATCCCATGTTCCTTCTTCCCACATCGGCCCCTGGAACGTCTCGCGCACCCACAGACGGTCGCCGGGCACGCCGTACGGCGAATGCTTTTCCGCGAACTGCCTCTGGCCCATGCAGTGATAGACGCCCGGCCTTTCACACTCGGCAATGACGCTGAGACGTTGCGGTGTCGTGGGGCAAAAATCCGGGCAAACGAACAAATCGCCAGCCTCCACGTCGCTAAAGCGAGGCGGGTTTGAATGGCTGATGTACGGCTGGCGCTTCATGACTCGCCGCGTCTGCGTCTTGCTGCCGTCGAGCAGTGCGCGCACCATCGGGCCGCTAAACAAAATCGGTCTCTCTTTCACAGTTCATCCCCCAAAACCACACTCCCCGAGATCGCCGCGACCGCCATAGGCCACAGCAATACAAGGCTGATCGATGGACGCCTGCCTTGCGACTCCATGAGTGAGAAGCACAGGCCGATTAGTAGGTAGGCGGTCATAGTTTCACCTCGTCCATTTCCTCAAGCGCTTCAAGCGCCCACCGCAACGCCGCCTCAGTTCGCGGGCGATCCTCGTTATTGGCGATGGCCCATTCCAGTTCGGCCATGACCGCCTTCCTGCCTTGGCCGTCTTGGTCTTCGGGGCCCCGTATGGCGCGCTCAATCGACCGGGCAAACTGCATATATCCCCATTCGACGAGGAAACCTTTGTCGCCTCCCGGCATTGCATTCCAAATCTCGCCGATTTGGCTTTCTGTCAGACGACGCGTCATCGCACCTCCCTGCTACGTATAATCCTCACCATCAACGCACACCGAACCGGCTGATTCGGAAAGCGCCTCCAGAGCCAGTCGATCATTTTTTCGGTCTCAGTCATTTCGTCCTCGGCACCCTCACAACATTGATCCCATCCGGCAGATCGACCGCTACCCGGCCGGCGAAGTCATCAGCCATCATCTGGGCGAATGCGTCGCACAGGCCCGCTATCAGTTGCGCCGTAGGCTGATTGGCTTTGGTATAGGCGGATTCCATGAACGTTCGGCGGTTGGTGATATGGGTCATTCGTCCTCGTCCTGGTTGTCATGCGGGCAGTGACGCCCCGACTTGGCCGGCTCGCCGTCCTTGATCTGCGGGCATTTCGCCCATGAGCATTCGCCGTCGCGCGCAGCGTGGCAACGTTCCGGCATTGGCCCGTTAGGTCCGAGCCGCAACTCTCGGATAATTCCGGCCCTCTGTACTGCGCTTAATCGGATCATGTGCTGATAGGCGTTGATGACGGACGCGCAAACCAGCAACTCTTCCTTGGTCGGCTCGCCGTAGGTCAATTTGTGCGACAGGTCGCCCAAATGCGAACTTGGAGCGGGCCAGCACATGCCGCCAAACGATCGATAGAATCTTCCCATCAGGCTTCTCCAAACATGTCCATGGTCTTGGTGTCGCGCTCGGGTTCGGGCTCGACCGACGCGAGAATGTCGCTGAGTCGCGTATTGCCATCACCGCCGTAGGGAATGCACTGACCATCCCACTTGTGGCGCTTTAGATCGGCCTCGGTTTTCATCTGCCCGCAAACATCGAACTGCGGATCGTAGGTATCGCCCCACGCTTCGGAGGCGTTCTCGCGGGCGCATTGGTATGCGTCTCCCTCATCCTCAGCCATCACGATCATCGTGAAGCTGACTTCTACGGCATAGGGTTTCATGCTTTCTCCTTCGCTGCCTGCTCGATGGCGCGGGCAAGTCGCATCATCTCTTTGCATTCGATCCGATACTCGCCGTCGATCCATGAGCCACCGTCAAATTCCTCGATGATTTCGCTGATACGTTCATCCGTCATCGCCTCACGCGGTGCGCACTCGGCTTGCGCCAGCATCAGATAATCGTGGGCCAGACGTTCTTTCAAGGCGTCGATAGCTTCCTGTGTGCCATGCACGTACATGTGGTCGTTGCCGCTGACTGGCTTGAATTCCATTCGTGCGCACTCGGCTTGCGGAGCGGCGAGGTATGCGCGCGCTTCGTCAAGCGTCTCCTTCCAGGCGCCTTCGACATAACAACGATCTTCGGGCGCGTTGTTCATGCCATCGTCGTAAATGTCGACCAGCGCAGCAAGGAGCGTGTACGCCACCGCCTCACCCTTGCCGCCATCGGCTAGAAGGGCGCGCAATGCTGGTACTCCGTGCGTCCAGCCCAGTGTATTGAGTGCGGCAATTGCAGACTCGATCGCGCGTCTTTGTTCATCGGTCATGGTTTCTCCTGTTGCGCCAGAGCGGCGGAAGGCGCAGCGGCAAGCATCGCTGCATAGCAAAGCCGAGCCCTGTGCGCCGCCTGCTGGCAGCCCGACATTGCCTCATATGCGATCCACTCTTCGGGTTCGCTGAACATGCGACTGGGCCAGGATTCGAAGCCGTCCACGACCATTTCCATAGTCGGTTCGACTGGTACTAGTTTCCAGCCATCCACAGCGGCGATCTGCGCTTCGAGCGATGCGATGCGGGCGGCTTGCTCGGCATTCTCGACTTGGTACTCTTTGCATGTCTGAAAGAGCGTCATTGCGATAACCGCGAGCGTTTCCAACTGGTTGATCTTCGGAGCCCTTGCTTTGATGCCGGGCTCGACATCCACGCAGTAGTCGGCGAACTCCTGGCGCAGCGCGTCCGTGTCGATTTTGTCATCCATTATTTGTCTCCGTGGCGAGGGCGCGGATCTGCATGGCCGCCAGATCTTTCCCTAGCGCTTGAAACATCTGCGCCGCCTCCTCAAGCGCCGAACGGCGGGATGCCTGGGCAATGTGCAAGACGATCTCAGGGGTAAGGTGTTCGCCCCACATCGTTCCTTCGGGCAACAGCGAGCACGCGCGATCGAACTGTTCGGTCGTCAATTTGACGTTATCCATGATTTGCCTTTGTGGCGAGTGCGAACCCGACTCTTTTGCCCAGCGAAAATGCGATCAGGAATATCCCGACATCGCACAACAGAACGATGACGATTGCTCCTGTCACGATTTCCCTCCGCTCACAGGTTGCGCGGCGAGTAGTTGATCAAGGGTTACTTCATCGCTAACCGCGAAGTAGCCAATTTCCTTGCCTTTGCGCCACCGTGCCGCGTCGCGCGCATCATCCGTCTGTGCCACTGGTTGCGTGGATGCGGCGCGGGCTTGTGATACCAGTTCCCTCACGTTGGCTTCGGCATTCATTGCGCGACGGTGCATTACGTCGAATGCGCCCCGCCACTTTCGAATGCGTGCATCACAGTCCTCCTGCGACACATTGGCGGCGTCCTCACCTCTGACAGCAGCGCGTCGGTTCCATCGCTCGGTTGCCGCTTCAGGTGATGCACTAGGAATTTGCTCGACCGCGCATGTGCCGCCGAGGTTTATGGTGTTGCGACACACGACGCCCCACCATCGATGGGCGCCGCGCAAATTCGCTTGCTCAAGTTCGACAGCGCCGCCGCAGAACGGGCACGGCTTCAGTTGTTCGTCCGTCATAGCCTCTCCGGAGATCTTGGTGGTGTTGGTGGTCATGCCGCCTCCCAGAGTAGTTTCTGGCCGCGCAGAGCAGCGTCAGTGTCGATACGTGGTCGAGCAGGTGTGTTCCAGTTTCCTCCTCCTCTCTCGCCGACTAGCGTCCAGCCAGCTGCGCGAAGGCTGACACCACCCTCAGCGGGCAACGTGTAGGTGATCAGCCGCCGATAGCCCATTGCCTTAGTCGCGCGCCATGCCGATCCGTAGAGCATCGAACAGGCGTTTTTCGTGCCATCGGTGCAGCAGCGGTTGACCTCTAGCGTCATGCCGTCGTCGTTTCCGCGGGCGACAGGGCGACCGATGATCGCTACGCCGTGGACCGTTTCGCCCGATGCTGCTGCGATGCTGAACTTGTGCCCGATGACCGGCTTGTGATGGCGGTGATGCATTGATACAAACGCGTTCGCTTCTTCCAGCGTCGTCGGGACGATGACGAGGCTCATGCCTGATCTCCGGTGGATGAAGCGCGGGCCACGATCAGCTTCACGGCCTGAAACAGTAATGGCGCCAGCGCTTTCGTTTCGTCGATTGAAAGGCCGCTAAGAAGTACGCCTCGCGTACCTACGATTAGCTCCATGTCGCCGATTCCAGACTCGTCTACTCCAATGTTGACTAGCTCGCCGTTCAAGATGAGCTTTCCTTGCGTATCCGCCCGCACTGCGTCTGCCTGCTCGGCGGTGCGGGTGCTCGGTTGGCACACCCGGTAGCCGATTTCGCGAGCGCATGTGCACTGATCTTCGTCGGAGCAGAATCCATGCTGTGCAATCAGGGCCGAGCGTACGGTACGAACCGTCAAGTTATCGCGCGTGGCGCCGGGTAGTTTCGCTTGGTCATTCTCGATGTCGCGGATCTGCTCATCGGTCAGCGGCACTGCGTCTTTTTTGGTCATGGCTGAATCTCGGAAAATAGCCGCCCACACAGGCGCGGCCAAACGTCTGCTTGAGGCGGAATGTGCGGGTGCGATTTGGGCGCACCACTACGCCGCTTGTGCGGGAGATTCGCGCCGGCTGTTCCGGCTTCATCCCATGGGCGAGTGGTGCGTGGAGGGTTAGGCGGCTCGCTGGCGAAGCAACGACTCGTATGCGCTCACTCGCTTTTCAAAGGACAGGACCTTCGCCACCATGTCCTCAATGAACTCTTCGTTGCGCTCGATCCGCTTGATGTACAAGTCGCGCCCGACAGATTCAAGCGCCGGCACGTACTGGATGAAATCGCAATAAGCGCGGCCAGTCAGGAAAAGCCCAAACTGAATCTGATGGTCATATTCCGACGTGTCGCCAGTCACCAGCATGTCCATGATCTTGACGGTATCGACAGGACATTTAATCTCGATGATGCCGCGGTCGTCGTTCAGGAACCCGTCTGTCGAGTATCCGAATTTACGGTCGTCGGACAAAACGATGCCCGACTCCAGCGCGAGGTTTCCGGTACGTTCCTCGTACAGCATGCGGGCGATGGGTTCTAATTCATGCCCGCGGTCGAGCGTCCATGCCTTTATGGGCGCACCGTATGGCCTCTTGCTGATTCGCTCAAATGCGACTTCGTAAGCGTATTTGTCGGATGCTTCGGTGGGATCGCCCGGGCTTTTCATTCCAGACTTTCGGGACAGAACGGAAATAGCATCCGCGATGCGCGACGCGGTTATCACTCCACTCCGGCTTTGGAGCCACAATTCAGAACCTTGATTACACTCGATGAGCAACATATAACTTCCCTCTTTTGTGTCTCATAAAGGCTGCGCCATAGGTGATACCCAGCCTGACAGCAATTTCGGCGAGATGCAGCCGCTCTCCTTCCCAATCCAGCCAAACTGATGCTCGCTTGTTGCGTGACTGGACTAACGGTGCGGCCCACACACAGTTTCCTGGCTCGTAATTCCCATTAACGTCCAGTCGCTCCAAGGTGGTGTTCGGTGGTCTTGGACCCATGTAGTCCCGGAATGCCTCAAAGGACGTTCGCCATTCCTCGCAGAATTTGATTCCTCGTCCACCATAAGCCGGGTATTCCTTGGCTGTTGGCTTTTCGCATCGTCGAATAGCGGCCCTCCAAGATGAGTACTCGCGAGTATTCCTGCCTCCGTGCGTTCTCGCGGCAACCCTGCTCGCCTCCCTCGCGTAGCATCCGCAAGACGGAAACCTGGACATCTTCAGCAGATTCGACTGCCATACCTTCTGACCTCCGCAGTCGCAAGCACAAAGCCATTTCCGATGTTTATCGGAAGATCGCCCGCATTCCGACACGACAGTCAACAGTCCGAATCGTTGGCCTACCTGAACCGACGCACGCGGCGAGATCTTCATTGTCTCTACATGCTCCAGATTCTCAAATCTGTCATCCAGCGGGTCTTTGTTCTTATGGGCAACCTTATGAGTCGGCCATTCACCTGCAGCAACCGCGAAGATGATGTGCGACCGTTGAATGCGCTGCTTGTCGATTCCAACAACCCATCGTTTCTTGTCGTCCGTCTCGTTCAGCTTCCCGGCTTCTTTCCCGTTTAGCCTGCTGTGATTCTTGCTTACCTTCTTCCAAAATACGCGTCCCGCGACCGTATCGACGTCCAGCGCCTCTAGAATCCGGTCGATGGACGGGCGTCTCGCGCTCATTGTGTCGCTCCTTCCTTCGCCATCTGGCGCTGAAAGTCCGCTTGCAAGTCCGCATCGTCCGAACCCGGCTCGCGACTCACTTCCTTGGCCTGCACGTCGATAGTGTTGCCATCAGCGGGCGGCTTCTTCAACTCATTCCCGCGCGCCGATACGGTTTCCTTGAACGTGTTGTAGGCGCGCATGTCTTTGGTCGGCTTGATGATTGCCAGGCCGTCAGTCCAGACCTTACTGAGCGCGTCAGGATTCGGCGCAGTCTTGGCCTTCGAGCACCACGCCGACAGGACATCTTCCGGACAGCCTGCAGGGGCTGAATTTTGCTGTCGGATCGATTCGAGTCCTTCCTCTCCATCGGTGTTGAGGAAGTGGATGGCCTTATCGAGTCGGTCCGTCTTCGGCCAGGTCTTGTAGGCACGCTTGATGACGGTCTTCTTCGACATTTCACCGTGGTCAGTAACCCACGGACAGGATTTCTGTTTCGAGATCCACGCTTTCCAGGCGCTCGACCGGTCGCGAATATCATTCACTTCGCCAATGGTCATCGTCTCGGTCAGGTAGTCGCCGCTGTGTGTCTTGGCGACGACATACACGCCAACGACCTCGCCGCGGTCTTTCGCGAACGGCGCCCGCTCATGTGCTGGCGCTTTGTCGAACCCATTCAGGCGAAAATCGTCTGACTCTTTGACCAGTTCGGCCTTTCCCCACATGATCGAGCCCGATGCGATAGCCAGATCGAGCAAGCCCATGTAGGAAATATCAAGGCAGATCTTCCGATCACGCGGCACCAGGTAGGCTTGCTTCTTCGCCGGGTTCAGACTGATACCGATAGCCGAGATATTCGTCACGGCATCGATAACGGACTGCTTGTTGCTCATCGCAATCCCGAGCGCGTATTCGCTGTTGCCGAGAATCTGGATTGCGAAACCCGCCTCACGCTCGAAGTTGATGGAGCGATCGACGGCGACCGCCTCAAAGCCCGCTCGGACGCCGTAGATCTCGTTCGTGATGACTTGCAGTGCGTTGCTCACGACACCTCCGCATGGTTTTCCAGTGCCAGCAAGTTCTGAATCTGGCCGTTGATCTCAGTGATGCGCGCCTGAAACGTGGCCGTAAGCCTCTGCTTCTCCTGCTCCAAGCTCTGCACCATGAGACTCCGCGGATCGAAGTCGTCGGGCACGTCCACCGTGACCGTGTGATCCGCGACCTTGACGTGGTCTTTCCCGACCGGGTCGTAATCGAAGAATTTGAAACCCGGCTTGCCGCCGTGGTCCCAGTCGTATTTGCCGAAAACCACACATCCCTTAATCGTGACCTTCATGTCCTTCCCCTTTATTCGCTAAATTTCGTTTTGGCACTCGGTGCAGACGTCGCGCCAGTCGTGGTGCACACTCTTGGCGCCCCAGTACTCGATGCGCCCTAAGCCGGCGTCCTGCTTGACGAGATATGTCTCGGTCTCACAGTGCTTGCAGTAGCCGACCTTCCGGTCGTCGTCCAAATCCATGTAGTCGGGATCGCTCATGCCGCCTCCTTTCGTCGTCTGGATGACCATTGTTTGTATGCCGCGTCGTTGAAGGCTATGCTCGGGTCGACCTGTTTGAGTCGGTGTCGCACGGTGCTGTAATTCATCCCAAGGCATTCGGCCCACTCGGAGATGCATTTCGTCTCGCCATTGAATGCGACGAAAATCGAAGTCCTGCGATTCCGGGATTGCTGGGCATCGGTAGCCCATCGGCAATTTCCCGGCTCATAGTTGCCATCAACATCCGGAAATCGATCCAACGACATTCCCTCCGGCGGATCTCCCATGTCGGTGAAAAAGTTCTCAAACGATTCCATCCATCGGGCACAAACAGAGATCCCCCGACCGCCGTAAGCGGCGAAATACTGGCTTTTAGGGTTAAAGCATCGCTGCTTCATCGAGTCCCAGGCTTTGTATGTCCTGGTCCCTGTTGCCCCATGCTTTATCACCATCGAACGCATGGTCTCCGCGACCAGGCATCCACACGAGGATGTTTTGCCCTGCACGAGACGGCTGCCTCGAATCTCTTTGTTGCCGCCGCAATCACATTCGCATCGCCACATGGTTACGCCGTGCTTTGCCCCAGCGGAATCGGTAACGGTGAGGCGGCCAAAGCGCATCCCGACTAACTGCAGTTTCGCGCTCATTCGCGGCTCCGCGCATGAAGCTCCGGCCGATAGTGGCCGTCATAGTCAGGCGCCAGCAGCCATCGCGACCCGAGCGCCTTGATAGCCTGCAGGCGCTTGCTTTCGTTGATCGCGGAGAGGCGTTCATCGGGCGACAGCGCGGTTTGTACGTGGCGCAAGTCCGTGTTCTTCTGAATGTTCATTTCAATCCTCCATCGCCCGTTTGATTTGTTTGGCGTTCAACCCAGCCGCGATCATTCCGGCTTCGGTTGCGTGGTAGTAGTGCATGCTGTCGTCGACATGGCCCTTCACTACATAGCCCAGCGTCGTGAGGCGATCCAGTGACGCCATCGCCTCACCGCCGCTTGTGGCGTAGTAGTTGCGAAAGCCCCAGTTTCGTCGCTCGTAGGTCATGCCCAGCATGTGGCGCAGCTTCTTCAGATCGTCCAGGGTCAAGCCTTCCATCACGCTCCCAATAGTTGTTTTGCAACCAGTCCAGCGATGACTAGCAACGCACCGCCAGCGGCGCCGATCTTGATCTCGGTGTACAGGCGATCCACGCGGGTCAGGCGCAGGTCGTCCTCATACTTCTTCCGGGCATCGGCGCTGATTGATACGCGGATGCCGTCTTGGTAAGTGGTCATGGTTGGCTCCCGGTGGCATTGGCAATTGCGGCGCGCACCGCTTCGCCTACGTTATTGCGCTCGACCTCGCTGTAATAGAGCCGGCAGTGGTCGTAGCAAAGGCGCAGCGCTTCAAGCAGTTCCGCCACACCCGACGCATCAAGCGCCGCAATCGTCAGTTCGTGCAGGCGATCGTCGTCCTCATTGATCGGCACGAAGTCGTCTTGACTCATCGTCCCAACGCCCCATGCCGACCAAACTCGCGTGCAGTCGTATGCATCGCCGCCTAGCGTTTCGGCAAGCGCGTCGCGAACCGCCTGCATTTGTCCCGCCGTGTACTTGATCTCGCTCATCGCATAGCCCTGAAAACTTGATCGAACGTGGCGTTTATGTCATCGAGCCGATTCCACCTTTCATCGTCCCATTCGGCGGCCTTCTCAAACTCACTCAGCGGCGACTCGTCGTCCAGGTGCGCGTCTAGCTCGCGATCCTGTTTGGCCTCGTATTCGCGCCAGGCGACGGAATTTGCATGTTTTCCCATAGCAGTCCTCAATTTCGTTAAAGGTTAGGCCCTGGCGGAACGGAGGCCGGTCCCCGGTTATCCGGCGTTGTTGCAGTGGGAAACTCCGTTCCGTCAGGGCGCCGGTCTTTCCCGGCTGTCAGGGTCAAGGGAAATGGAATCGCCCACGTCCGTCGAAAGATTCGGGCGATACCATCCGATCACGTGTACCCAGCACATGAATTCTTGCGGCCTTTCATCCGCTCGCGGCTTATAGAAAATAAAACAGCGGCCGTCGCTTCGTTGAATCAGTCAGCCTTGAGTTCGAACCGATCGCACGATGCAGTTTTCTGTACCGCGAAACCACCGACACCGCAGCGTAGATTCTTGTCTTCGAGCACCGGGTTCGTCAGCCAAGTTTTCTTAACCTTGACGCGGTCCATCGAGAAGTGCGCGCAGCACTGGCAGCACATCGGCTGTTTGCGATAGTTTTGCGCCTCTTTTGCTTCGCTCTGCTTGCTCATCGTTCAAAATCTCCTGTCGATTCATCAAACGGCCCCAGCAACTCCGCGCGGAACCTCAGCCAAGCCAGCCAATCGGCCTGCTTCTTTTCCTCGCGAAGCACTTGGCTCGCGACCGTAGACCAGTAGTCCCAGTCCTGCCAACCGTCGTCGGTTTGGTGTTTCATGGCGACCTCCTCAATCAAACCGGATCGTCGCGCCCTTCATCCAGCCAGAGCAGACGACGCCTTCGGTGAATTGTCCTTTGGGTCCTCGGGCTTCAAATCCCGTCGAGAATGTGTCGTGCTTGTCGCACCCGAAGTACGAATATCCTGTCAGCTTGATGTCGCTGAACCCGGATGCCTCCAGCGCTTTTCGTGCCGCAGTCTCGTCGGTGCAGGCCGCAAGCATGGCGACACTGGCTAGAATCAATGCGATGCGTTTCATGCTTCCACCCTCCATTCCGTTTCCCGCTTCCGATCCTTGCGGCGTTCGTCGGAGCCACGGATGACTGCGATCGCAAATAAGGCGGCAATCGCCCAGGCACTCAGGCCGATCGTTATGTATGTGGCTGTCATTTCTTCTTCCCGGAGAAGAGTTCCTTGGTCAGCCATGCGGCGTAGACAAGCAGGAGAACTCCCATGCAGCCAAATGTGAATGCCATGGCATAGCCGAATGCATCGTTTGAGGTCATTTCATCCCTCACTGCAAAGTGACATAGCGGTAGTCAACAGTACGGCGATAGACCCACCGCCCACACCACCACGTGTATTCGTCAAATCCGTTGAAATGCAGGCGGATCATGTTGTGCAGGCGGTCCATGTTGGCTCCTAGGCGGCGATGAATGCTTCGATTCGGTCGGCAACTTCATCGGGCCCGGTTCCCGCCCCCTTCTCGTAGTAGCCGATATCGAACAACTTTCGACTCTGGTCGAACGTGATATCAAAGAACGTCTTGACCGCATACCAGCCGTCGTTTCCCATGAATTCGGGCGCGATGCGCAAACTGTCAAACGTCAGACCCTGCTCGATAAACACGGGATCGAGACAGGCCCAACCGACTGCGCACGCCGTTGTCCCACAGTTCCAGTCGGTGAGATTGAAGTTCTCCCGCTTCTCTTCCGGCAATCCGCGCAGCATCGTCACCATCTGCTGCAGGCGTTCTTCGTTCATTTCAGTCTCCTGCGTCGTGGCGCGAGTTATGCGGCTACCAGTGCTCGCGTGATCGCTTCCTCTGCTGCGCCCTGACCGTTGTCGCGGTCATACAGCGCGGTCCGCAGTTCGTCGCCGCTCAAGTCGATCTTCATCACCCGGCCATGCAGGTAATCGAAATACGTGTGACCGGCATCGAGAAGCTTCTGTGCTTCCGACTCGGACATGTCGCCGTTCTTCGCCTGAAGAAAACCCATACCCTGCGTACGGCTCGCGTTGTACAGCGCTGCCAGAATCTTCGCCTTGCTGATACCTTTGATATCCATGGTCTATTCCTTGTGCGCCGCAGCGCATAGTTGTCCTAACGGGCATTACGCCGACTCTCCAATCCCCCTCACTGCTGCCGACTCGATGAATCGGCAGATGGAAAGGGATCGTTGCAATGTTTCGTGAATGACGCTGTGGCCGGTCGCTAGGCCGGCTGTCCGTTTTAGCTGTTGTCACCGTTACTTCTCTGCGCGGAGCCGAGTCGGGGTAATTGATCGGTGGCTCCAGTTCAATGCGCTACGGTTGCGGGCCAGACTCCCGCTTGCAGTGCGTGTCTGCTTTCCACGCCGCACAACGCCATTCACGAAAAACTGCATCCAGACCGACCGTGCATCTTGGCCGGCCTGGCGGTACTGCTCAATCAGCGATCCGTTCTATAGTCGAATCTGTCGACCAGGCGGATAACTGATAGGCCCCGATCTTTTCAGCGGTAGGGCGTTGAGCGCTCCCTTACGGGTATCTCTTCTAGTCAGGTTAAAGATCACATTCAAAACCGGGATAGCGCCATGCTGTACCCGTGTTCCTCTACTTCGTGCTATTCGCACTGGAGAGCCGTGTATGGCTCTGCGCTACGAACAGTCAAGCTACTTCGTGTTGCGCAACCTTCGAGCGGACCCAAGCGATGCGGGCGGCGTTAAGGTGTTGCTCACCCTTCACCATGGCTTCGTCGTATGCATCTTCTCCGCCGAATGGGTAATGCTGGTCGAGACCTTCCGACTTAAACTGCTTACTCAGAAGATGGATTTCGTACTCGGCATCGGATAAGCCAATTCCGCGTTCTGCAAGCCAGTATTCGAAGTTGTTGCATAGGCCCGTTCCGCGCATGAAGCATCCATCCTCGACCGCGCCCGCATCAACCCATCCGAGATACGCAGCCAGAAATGCCTTCAGGTGCTCGCTCATTTCCTTCCCCTTGTTGCCGCGGCTCTGCGGCGGTTTTGGTCTTTCACGGTCACTCTTCGTAATCGCCGTTCCAGCGAGCGACAGCGGTGTCATATTCTTCGTCGCTCATGTCTGTCGCATCCTGCCAACCGCACGCGATCATCTGCGGCACTTCGGCGGGGTGGAACCAGTTGCTCTTGAACCTTGTTCGTTCCACCAGCACCAGAAGCCGGAATCCTTGCTCTTGCAGGGTCATGGTCGATCTCACGCAACAACGCGAATGCCATGCGTCAAAGGATGCGAGTGCGCACCACTCCCCAGGGCGACGCGCAGACGGCGAACGTTCGGGACGTTGCGGCGCTCTTGATTCCACTGATCGCGGTGGATCGGCATCGGGCCAACTGCGATTCCACTGTTGACCTTGCCGCTCTTCAGTGTCCACTCGACGCGGGTTCCGGCCTTCGGCATTGCGCGATACGCTTTACGACGTTGACTTGAGTTCATGACTCTCTCCGGTGGTTTGCTGTGCTGGTATGGAGAGAATCATAGATCAATTTGATTTGCTTTGCAAAGCTTTATCGTGCAAAACGATTTGCTGGGGCTCAACAATTATTTCTATCGTCGCAGCCGCGCTGATAGATCAAAAAGATTTAGCGTTTTCGCATATTCTGTAGAAGGTGCAAGCAGGAGGACGCCATGACTGCAGACGACGTAATCACCATGTTCGAGCGCCTGAACGCCGAGGGCCGGGCTGACTTCTCGATAGACGACACGTGCGCAGCGTTCGCTGGCTGGCTTGCTGGCGCTTGGGAGAGATTGCCGGCGCAGGACATAGCCTTGCTGACGGCGGTAGGTGCCGTGCTGTGGCGGGAGGGGTTTGCCTTGCGGCAGAAATGAAAAAGCCCAGCGCGGGGCTGGGCTTCTGCTTACGTCAGTTTCAGATGGAACCTGTTCAGTTACCGCCTGCCAGACCCGATCCCGACCGGTAGATCACCTCGCCGGCGATCTGCAGGCTTTCCAGCTGCTCGGCATGGATCACCTTGTCCGGAAACTCCGGGTTATATGAATGCAATCTCAGGGCGCCCTCCGGCTCCTTGAATATCTGCTTCACCAGTGGCTCGTCCTCAAAGACGATCGCATAGATCAGACCGTCCTTAACCCTGGTCTTGCTCGAGCAGATCATCATCATGTCGCGGTTGAACAGGTAAGGCTCCATGCTGCGGCCATGCACCTGTGCCAGCTTGCAGTCTTGCGGTCGTACTCCCAAGGCGCGAAAAAAACCAAGGTCAAACGGAAGCGCCTTCTTCTGCCTTACTTCCCACTGAATCACGCCAGTCCCCGCGGAAAAACGATAGTCAAACCGATCGATCCAGACCCGATCTATATCGTGGTCCAGATCCTCCGGCGCTTCCCAGGTGACCACATTACCTTGGTCGTCCGGAAGCAAACGTTTAATTAACGACTCGGGTTGACTTGTTTTTGAAACATCGTTTTGCTCTGCATTGTGCTGGACGTCTAACCACCCCTCTGGCTTGCCAAACGCTGACTCAATCCGTCTCGCCAGCTTGTCGCCGATATTGCGAGATGGCGACGGCCCGATGACCTGATTGACCTGTTGCGTGCTGCTTTCGATTTGACGGGCGAACTCTGCCGGCCCCTCTGTTGCGAGCGAGCGAGCGTTCTCCAGCCGGATCTCTTTGACTGTCTTCATGGGGCGAATGATGGCGGCATCAATCATTTTGATCAACGTGCAAAAAGATTTGTAAAAGCAGATCGCATAGCTTGATTCGCAAATCTTTTTGATCTATATTGGCTACACACTTTGACTGATTGGTAGCCACATGGATCTCCAGACGTTTTTCAAGACAACCAAACCCGCTGAACGGAAGCTGTTCGCTGACGCGGTCGGGATCAATGTCGACTACCTGTACCTGTGCTCGCGGGGTACGCGCAAGCCAGGCCCAGACCTCTGCAAACGTATTGTCGCTCATGACCCTCGCTTCACGCTGGCCGAACTTCGGCCCGACATCTGGGGTGATGGGATTGATTCGCATGCGGCCATCGACGACGCCCAGCCGAATACCGGTGGCGAGACGAGTCGTAAGACCAGGTAAGCAAGGCTGTAAGGCCTTAGTACTACTTGAAGTCAAGAACATAGATTTTTCGGGTTGGGGTTCGCTGCTCACTCAGGACCTGTTAGTCGTTAAGCGTCGATATGGCGCTTTTATTTAACGTGAGGCTCAAGTGTCAACTCAAGTGTCAAGTGATGTCACTCAGTTCGAATTGCCGCTGATGTGTCGTATGAATCGGCCGCAACGCGTGGATCTTTCTGTAGTTGAATCAATTACTTGCGAGTCGGGACTGATCCTGAAAGCAATCGAACTCTCGAAATTCAAGTTCATGGAAAAAACCTACGCCGGTTACCTCGGGTTGTCACCTTCACAGTTCTCGAAGATCAAGAACGGGAAGGATGGCGCCGGCAAGGTTTGGCATCTGCCGATCACGACAGTTGCCCGGTTCGAGTGTTTAGTCGGACACACGCTGTTGACGCAATGGATCGAGCATCAGCGCGAAATGATCCTGGACGACGAGATGCGGGAGTTGTGGGAGCTTGAGCAGCGCACGGCCGAACTGCGGGCCAAGATGAAATCGAAGGTGGCAGCATGAAAGCCCTCATCTTCGTCCTGTGCGTAATCGCCTGCGGCTCCTGCTTCGTGGCGACGGTCCTTATTCCGCTGTTTGGGGGTTGAGATGAATGCCGATCAGGTTCGCGAGCAGCGCATCCAGGAACTCGGCATGAAGCTCGTCAATGCTGAGTCCCTTGAGCAACGGATTGAGTTGTGGAGTCTGCTGCGGGCCGAAATCAAGGCTCGTTCGCCGGCACAGATTAAACGCATGGAATCGGACAAGGGGCTCGCGTGAAGACGCTTACTAAACGGGCTCTGCTGTGGGCCTATTGCGCTGGATGGCTGTCTCTCGAGGCATGCCAGCGCGTCTATGACCGGTTTGATTTGAAGGGGCAGTAAGTGCGGGAATACGCAGCATATTGGACTGATGCATGGGGCAACCGCTGGCCGGTTGTTACGTCCGTTAGGCGCTTGAAGTTCAAGTACCCAGCGCATGCTGCGCTTCGTCGACACGTTTTCCATCAAGACGGATTCAAATGCAAACGCTGCCCTGCAATTGCTTCTGAGTCGACGGTCGATTACGACGGCCACAAAACACTGTACACGAACACCCTCACGGGGACCGGCTACCGCGATGTTCTCGTTCTCGATCATGTTGTCACTTTGAAGGCCGGCGGACTGAATGTCGTTGAAAACTTCCAAACCCTTTGCGAGACATGCAACAAGCGCAAGCAAAAGGAAGACAAAGCCGCTGCGGCTGCTTTCGAGGGGATGACCCATGAGTGAGCAAGTCGGCAAGCCAGAAAAGAAATCGCGTTACAGAAAGATCGAAGTGCGCATGTGGGGCGACGAGAAGTTCCGGAAGCTGTCTGCGATCCCGCCGTGCGGGCAAGGTCTGTGGCTGTTCCTGCTGACCGGCCCGCACACTGGCCCGATCCCTGGTCTGTTCCGTAGTGGCCGTGCCGCAATGGCGGAAGAACTCGACTGGTCTACGGAAGACTTCGACAAAGCCTTCGCGGAAGCCTTCGAGCAAGACATGGTGAAAGCCGACTGGAAAGCCAAGGTCGTATGGATTCCTAATGCTCTGAAATGCAATAAGCCTGAGTCACCGAACGTGGTGACCTCATGGAGTGCTGAGTGGGATTTGATCCCGGAGTGCGACCTGAAATGGGAGGCATTCGATTCGCTGAGAGCCGCTCTGCATGACCTTGGAGAGGGTTTCGGTAAGGCTTTCGATAAGGCTTTCAGGAAGCCTAGCGGAAAGACTTCCGACAAGGCTACGCCTAAGACATGTCCTAATCAGGAACAGGAACAGGAACAGAAAGAAAAACCCTTGTCGGGTGAACCCGACGATGCGGACGACGATGAGCAGGAAGACGGGGACGAAGTGCAGGAATCAGATTCCGTGAAGGAAATCCTTGCCCACTTGAACGCCCGCACCGGCTCGAGTTTCCGGATGGTCGAATCGAACGCCCGCCTGATCCGAGCGAGACTCGGCGAAGGCGCAACCGTTGAAGAGGCTAAGGCGGTGATCGATGCGAAGGTCAAGCAGTGGGCGAAAGATAAAAAATGGTCCGCCTACCTTCGCCCGAAAACGCTGTTCAACGCGACGAATTTTGAGCAATACCTGGCCGCTCTGCCGAAGCAATCGACGGGTGGCTCGTGGTGGGCTTCGGCAGGTTTTGAGAATGAGTGGGACGCAATGAACGCGGGTTGCACGCAGCACAACGCGCGATTTTTCAAAGATGGCATGAAGATCAAGGGTGAGCAATGAACGCACGGGAACTCGCAGCACTCATGGCAGACAACGCAGCGACGGTCGCTGAGCACCTGTTGCCGCAGGGCAAAAAGGTCTCGAAGGAGTGGAAGGTCGGGAGCGTGGCGGGTGAGGCTGGGCAATCCTTGTCGGTCTGCCTGTCTGGGGCAAAGCGCGGCGTGTGGAAAGATTTCAGCACGGGCGCAGCCGGCGACATGCTCGACCTTTGGATGCAGTGCCGAGCCTTGTCGATTCCCGAAGCAATGCGCGAGGCAAAGCAGTTCCTGGGCGTTCGTGACGAGATGCCGCACCGCGAGGCGCCGACATACAAGCGGCCCCCCAAGGCCAAACGTCAGGCGCCGAAAAGTGCTCTCGGCGAATGGTTCTCGAGCCGCGGTCTTACGGAGGCTACGGTCGAAGCGTATCGAATCGGTGAAGTTGACCGCAATGGCTCGATCTACGCTCTGTTCCCGTATATCCGCGAAGGCGAACTCATCAACGCCAAGTACCGCAACATCGTTGAAAAGAAGGACATGAGACAGGAAGCCGGTGCCGAGCCGTGTCTGTTCGGCTGGCATCTGATCGACCCGAAGAAGCGCGGTATCGCGATTACTGAGGGCGAGATTGACGCCATGAGCTTGTATCAGGTCGGCATTCCTGCCATGTCGGTCAATGCCGGCGCCGGGAACCATCAATGGATCGACAACGACTGGGCGCGACTCGAGCGCTTCAGTGAGATTTACCTGTGCTACGACAACGACGAAGCGGGTCAGAAAGGCGCGCGCGAGGTAGCGAATCGGCTCGGTCTGGACCGATGCAAGGTCGTCACGTTCCCGAAGAAGGACGCCAATGAATTCCTGTTGACCGGCGCGACGCAAGACGATTTCAGAACGCACTTCGCACAAGCAAAGACGTTCGATCCGGAAGAGCTGAAGTCGCTGTCTGAATTCTGGGGCGGAGTTAAGGCGCTTTTCTATCCGTCGCACGATGAGATCGCCTACCCGCAGTTGTCGTTCTGCGGCGAGCGCATGGACTGGTTTGAATTCAGGCCGGGCGAATTGACGGTGTGGACTGGCTACAACGGACACGGCAAGTCGCTGATGCTGAATCAGATTCTGATTGGCGTGATGGATCAAGGCGAGCGTGTCTGCGTCTTCTCCGGCGAAATGACGCCCGAGCGGCAGGGCAAGCGCATGGCAAAGCAACTCGGCGGCATTGATCGCCCTACCCCTCAATATCTCGACGCGATGTGCGAATGGTTGCGCGATCGAATCTGGCTTTTTGCACTTGTCGGCACGGCGACGATTGACCGCCTGATTACCGTCTTCTCCTACGGCTTCAAGCGCTATGGCATCCGCCACTTCGTGATTGACAGTCTGATGATGACCGACGTTCTCGAGGACGGTTCCGGCGCGATGACGTCGCAGAAGGAAGCGATGCGCAAGCTTACGGCCTTCGCTCGTGGAATCGGCGTCCATGTGCACCTTGTTGCGCATCCCCGCAAAGGTCGCGACGAGAGCGAAGCGCCCGGAAAGATGGATGTGTCCGGTAGCAGCAAGATCACCGATGCGGCCGACAACCTATTTTCGGTCTGGTCGGCGCAGAAGGAAGAGGGTCAGCAAAACGACGAACCGGATGCGATCCTTGAGCTGTTCAAAAACCGCAACGGCGAGACACAACATCGCAAGCTGGCGCTGTACGTGAATCGCGCCTGTATGCAGTTCAGCACAAGTCGGGCCCGTCGCCCGCATATCTACGTTCCATTTACCCAGAAGATTGGAGAAACAGCATGAGCAAAGCATCGGAAGCATTGGACGTTCTTCGCGCGGCCGGCCTGAAGGTTACAACGGAGCGCACGCATATTAAGGAATTCTCTCTCGCCGAAAGGCTTGGGACGATGGAACTGTGTGAATCGGACGATGGAATGTTCTCTTTTGCACTCGGCTTTGAGTCAGACCAGCCGGTGATCGTGATTAGGACCGAAGAACACTTCCCGCGCCGTCAGGAATATTTCTTGGCGAGCTTCATTCTTTGTCTTGCCAGAGGCCGAAATTTCTACGTTCAGATGCTCGAAGGCGAAGAATCAGAGCGCATCAGCCTTCGAGATGTTGCCCGCATCGTAGAGAGAGCTATGACTCTGCTTGGTCCGATTGGCGAGATCAATATCAGCTTTAGTGAGCTGGACACATCGATTCCGTTCTGATGATTTCCGATCCCGCCCGTCTACGCGAAGTCACCGAAGAAATCGCCGACTGGCCGCTAGAACGAAGACGGGCCTACATCAGCGAGATCGAAACCGCATTCGGCACACACGCAGCATCGCAGATAAAGCAAGCGCTCCAGGCGCTTTGGACTGAACGGAAGTAATGGGGGTGGGGATGGAAGCAGTAGCGAGCAGTGTGAATAGTAGTGCTAAGGGCGTGGCGTTCACCGTCCCCGGCGTTCCGGTCGGTAAGGGGCGCCCCAAGTTCTCGCGGCATGGCGCGCACGTCCAGGTGCGAACGCCCGAAAAGACGGCGAACTACGAGAACCTAGTGAAGTTGGCCGCCGCTGAGGCGATGGCCGGCGCAACCCCAATGAAGCGCCCGGTCGCCCTGCTGCTGACGATGAACATGCCAATCCCGGCGAGCTGGTCGAAGAAGCGCCAAGCGTTGGCGGAGCGCGGGCTGATCGGCGCCACGGTCAAGCCCGATCTGGACAACGTCTGCAAGGCGATTGCCGATGCTATGAACGGCATAGTTTATCTAGACGACAAGTTGATCGTCTCGGCAACGATCGTGAAGCAGTACGGAGCCGTGCCGCATGTTGCGGTACGGGTTCAAGAGTATGCAGAAAAGGAGGCGGCATGAACCGCAAGGGCAACAAGCACAAAGAAAATCGCCGCAAGGCAATGATCGAAGCGCTCAAGGCCAACGGGCCGATGACCATTCAAGCTCTCGCACAGATTCTGGATTGGGGGCAGGAGTCGATTCGCGTCGAACTGATGCTGAACCTAGGCGTTCTATTCGAGCAAGTGCAGGAACAGGAGCGCGGGCAAATGAACGGCTCGAAGCCGCGACTGTTCTATCTGACTGCGGAGGCGCTTGGAGTTTCAGAAGAAGAATACGAGCGCATGTCGGACAGCATGTTTCGCGATGATGGCTCATGGTTCCCGAAAGCGGATTCTCTTTTGCTGCAAACCATCAACGCCATGGTTCGGATGCGAGTCGCGTCCAATTCGGAGGCCGCATGAGCGATCTGGTAATGGGCGCATACGAACAATTCATCGCTAGCAAGCAGATTGCCGACGTGCCGAGCGGCTTTGACTGTGACGTGCCGGTTGGCCCGCTGTTCGATTTCCAGGCAGCCTGCGTAAAGTGGGCACTGAAGCGCGGCCGCGCGGCGCTATTCGAGGATACGGGGCTCGGCAAGACGCTGCAGCAAACCACTTGGGCGAAATACGTTTGTGAGCATACGGGCGGCAACGTAATCATCGTCGCGCCGCTTTGCGTAGCTCAGCAGACTGCCGAGGAAGCCGCAAAGTTCGGCATCACGATCAAGTATTGCCGGCACGATTCCGAAGTCGAGGACGGCATCACCATCACGAACTACGAAATGCTTGAGCACTTCGAGCTCGATTCGTTCGTTGGCGTGGTGCTCGATGAGAGCTCCATCCTGAAATCGCACAGCAGCAAGACGCGCGCATACATCACGGAAGCGTTTCGCCGTACGCCGTACAAGCTGTCGTGCACGGCGACGCCCAGCCCGAACGACTGGATGGAGCTCGGCAATCAGGCGGAATTTCTTGGCGTGATGAATGCTGTCGAAATGCTGTCAACGTTCTTCACTCATGATGGCGGCGACACGGGTAACTGGCGCCTAAAGGGTCACGGCAAGGTCAAGTTTTGGGAGTGGATGGCGACGTGGGCTATCTGCATCCGCAGCCCGGCCGACCTTGGATTCGACGGCTCGCGCTATCTCCTGCCGCCGCTTGAGCTGGTCGAGCATGTAGTCGAAAGCGACGCCGCACCGGAAGGTCAGCTTTTCACCATGATCGCCCAAAGCCTGACGGAACGCCGCCAGGCCAAGAAAAGCACGATCGACCAACGCATCGAGCTAGCGGCCAGCATCGCGAACAGCACTGATGAGCCGGTCATTGTCTGGTGCCACCTGAATGAGGAAAGCGAGCGGCTGACGAAGGCTATCCCCGGCGCCGTCGAAGTCACCGGCTCCATGAAGCCCGATCAGAAAGAGGCAAACATCATGGCGTTCGCCCATGGCGAGGCCCGGGTGATTGTCAGCAAGCCTTCGATCATGGGTTTCGGGCTGAACCTGCAGCACGTCTGCCGGCGCATGGTGTTCGCGAGCATGGATGACAGCTTCGAGTCCTATTACCAGGCTGTGCGCCGTTGTTACCGGTTCGGGCAGACGCGCCGTGTGCTGGCGCACATCATCACCGCCGATACCGAGGGTGCCGTAAAAGCCAACATCGCCCGCAAGCAGGCGCAGAGCGACGCCATGGCGGTCGAAATGGTGGGTCTGATGCGCGAGATTACGAAGCGACAGATCGAGGGCGCAAAGAGTGGGACGGAAGTCTATCGGCCGATGACGCCGCTAGCGATCCCGGCATGGATATTCGATAACGTGGAGTACGCATAGTGAACTGCATCGCACAAGAAATCACCGACAAGTTTTCGATTTTCAATATGGATTGCGTGGACCTCGCACGTTCCCTGCCGGACAACTCGATCGACTTTTCCGTCTACAGCCCGCCGTTCGAATCGCTGTTCGTGTTCAGCAATTCTGAGCGCGACATGGGCAACAACGCATCGAGCGCGGATTTCTGGACCCACTACCGGTTCCTGATTGCGGAGCATATCCGCATCATGAAGCCGGGGCGGCTGGTCGCGATCCACTGCATGCAGCTCCCGACGTCCAAGACGCGGGACGGCTATATCGGCCTGAAAGACTTCCGCGGCGAGATCATCCGCGCGCACCAACAAGCCGGATTCATCTACCACTCCGAAGTGTGCATCTGGAAAGACCCGGTTGTCGCGATGCAGCGCACCAAGGCACTCGGCCTGCTCTACAAGCAGCTTCGCAAAGACAGCGCCATGAGCCGCCAGGGCATCGCTGACTATCTCGTCATCATGCGCAAGCCGGGCGAGAACCCGGAGCCGGTCACGCACACGCACGAAAGCTTTCCGGTTGACCTGTGGCAGCGCTTCGCCTCGCCGGTCTGGATGGACATTAACCAGTCCAAGACCCTGCAGTACATGAGCGCTCGCGAGAACGATGATGAAAGACATATATCGCCCATCCAGTTAGAGGTTGTCGAGCGCGCTATCGAACTGTGGACCAATCCGAACGATTTGGTCTACACCCCCTTTCTCGGCATCGGGAGCGAAGTCTATATGGCGCTGAAGATGGGCAGGCGCGGTATCGGGAGCGAGTTGAAAAGCAGTTATTTCAAGCTCGCCACCGAGAATTGCAAGAGCGCCGTGCTCGATCAAGTTGACCTGTTCTCGGAGGCTGCAGCATGACCACCCAATACGAAGTAACCGGCTTCGACCGCCCGGCCGCTCTCTATGAGTTCGCCAACGCCCATGGGATCCACGCTGGCAGCATGGACAAGCTGGTGCGCTTCGCTATCGAAATCCAACGCTTAGCTGTCGCCCACACTACTACGAAGGAAGAGAAGGAGGAAGCGGCATGAATTCGTCCGAACTCATCGTGCGTTGTAAGGCGCATCTCACCCGCATCGAAGAAATGGCAGCCCGTGGCATGAAAGACGGCGCCGTCTTGCTTGAGGTGGCGCGGTTCGCGGGCGTTGCAAATGTCCTTCGCTGGGAGGCTGAAGCGGAATACGACATGTCACGCCTCGCGACAGAGACGCGCGAGCGTGCGCAACGGGACGCCGCAGCGGGAGCGGCGCAATGATCGACCAAATCGCAATCGGCCTTTGTGGCGTAACTGCTGTTTTCCTGTCGCAAGACAAGCGTGAATCGGTGCGGCGTTATGCATGCCTGTTCGGCCTAGCGTCGCAACCGTTCTGGTTCTGGACGACATGGAAGGCTGGCCAGTACGGGATTTTCGCGCTGTGCTTTCTGTACGCGTTTTCGTGGATGCGTGGGTTCTGGGTCCATTGGATCGTTAAACGGGGGATGGCATGAAGATCATTGAGCGCGGAACGCTCCCCAGCGAGCGCGAATGGAAGGCGATGTGCACGAACTGCAGAACTCGCTTCGAATGCCTTGAGAGCGAAGGCCATGTCGAAAGCGATCAGCGTGAGGGCACGTATTTACGAGTCGTGTGCCCGGTGTGTGGAAATTCCTGCTACGGGAGCCCGAAATGACCGCCGCCCTATATCGCGAGTTCACCCTAAAAAACGGCGGCGTCTGGAATGCCGTCGTCGCATTCATCAAGGCCAACGCGCCGGTCTTTGCCGACAAGGGCGAGCCGTTGCGTTTGATCGTGACGGCTGAGGAGCGCCAGCGGAACCAGCAGCAGAACCGTTTCTACTTCGGTGCCGTGCTCAAGCAGGTTAGCGAACAGGCTTGGGTGGATGGCAAGCAATACGACAAAGACACATGGCACGAATACTTCGCGCGCAAGTACGGGATTCTGGACGAACTGACGCTGCCCGATGGCGAGATCATCACGCGCCGCAAGTCCACGACGCAGATGAGCGTGGGCGAGTTCAGCGAGTACCTGGATGCCGTGCAGAGCTACGCGGGCGGAACTTTGGGAGTTCAATTCGAATGAAAGACAGCCACGTTTTCTTCATCCTGTCGGCCGTATATCTGTCGCCGCATATGACCGTTCCTGTTGGGATCGGAACCGGGATTTACTGCGCGTTCTTTGCCTTCTATCACTTGTGGAAGGAAGCATGAGCCTCACCCGAAAGAAAGGCCTGACGCGCTCCGGCTTCAAACGCAAAGAGCCCAAGCCGTTCGCCCTGCCCGACCGCCAGCAATTCGAGCGCAACCAGGAGGCTCGGAAGCGGCTCAAGAGTAAGCCGAAGCGGCCCACGGTTGCGGAGGGATCGAAGTATCTGGCAGCTTGCCGCGGGATGCGGTGTTTTCTCCAGGTGACTGGGATATGCGTCGCGCCGTGGCTGCCCGGTGAAAGTGTTGTGCCGTGCCATTCGAATCAAAGCAAGCATGGGAAAGGCATGGGACTAAAGGCTAAACACGAATTCACTGTGCCTGGCTGCGCGGCCTGTCATAGATGGATTGATCAGAGCGGTGCACCGAGGGAATTGAAGTTCTCTGTTTGGGATCGGGCCTATGAGCGATGGGAGCCCGTAAGGGCTCGCAAAATGGGCATCGAACAACAAGAATTGGAGGTCGCTTGAATGAGCTTCATCTTTTCGCGGGCGATGGTGGAGGAATTCTCGCGGGTCAATTGCTCGGGCATCGATGCGTTTGCGCCGTTGAATTTGATTCCTACGCCCAAGCCGTCCTTGTTGCGAGGCAAAACGACGGAACCATGCCGCCGTTCCCGATTTGGGATGACGTTCGGACTTTCGACGGACGACCTTGGCGAGGAGTTGTTGATGTCGTGGCTGGCGGATTTCCCTGCCAGGACATCAGCGCCGCGGGCAACGGTGCAGGCCTTGAAGGCGCACGAAGCGGACTCTGGGTCGAAATGGCTCGGATCATTCGCGAAGTACGACCACGATTCGTCTTTGTGGAAAACAGCCCAATGCTCACTTCTCGGGGACTCGGAAGAGTTCTCGGAGACCTGGCCGAGATGGGGTTCAATGCGGAATGGGGAGTGCTTTCTGCGGCCGACTGCGGCGCCGATCACGAGCGGGAAAGGATCTGGATTCTGGCCCACTCCAACCGTCTGTGGGAATCACAATCGGAAGGGTGCAAGCAAGACGAGTGGCGACGGGCTGGCAACCGCGGTGAAGAAACGCGGTATCCCGACGCCCACGGCATCCATGCACAAGGCGTCATCCATCAAGGCGCTGACGCGAAAGGATGGCCGCGATCGAACCTACGACCGGCTGGACCACTTCGTTTTTGCTACGGAGAGTGGCCCACTGAATCCGGATTGGGTCGAATGGCTCATGGGGTGGCCCATCGGTCACACCGACTTAAGGGCCTTGGAAACGGCCAAGTACCAAGAGTGGCTGCGGCAGCATTCACCCTACTCTCCAATGAATGACCAGGAGGCAGCATGACACAACCGAAAAGATACGGCACAAGCACAGCAGAGAGGCCGGACGGGATCTTTTGCCTCTATGCTGACTACGAAAAGGTGGTGGCAGCGCTCCATGCTATCGCAGCCATTGAAGACAAGATGGTCGGCGGCGATTGGGATGAAATCGAGGAGGCGCGGACTATTGCCCGTAAGGCACTGGGAGAGAAAGCATGACAAATCTAGACGAGTTGGATAGGTTGGCGAAGGCAGCGACGCCAGGGCCGTGGTACTCCGCACATCACGGAGTCAATACGCACGGGACAGGCGCTCAGCACGACATATGCCGCGTATCAATGACTACGGGCAACTATGAGTCGGAGCAAGAGAACCGCGACTTCATCGCAGCCACCAACCCCGCCGCAATCCTCGCCCTCATCGCCGAGGTGCGAGCGCTGCGCGAGTTTCACGGATTCTTCCGCGATCGATGTGAATCCCTGTTCGGGGAGTTCGGCATGGATGCCATTGACCTGTACAACGCTGCGGCCGTTGCTGCGCGCAAGGAGAAAGCATGATCAATCTAATCGAGCGAGTCGCGGAGTTCGTCACGAACCCCGTCAACGTGCTGATCTTTCTCTTTCTCTGGGTGGGAGTGGCGCTGGTAGGAACTGCTGCGCCCTGGGGTATATCTCTCGAAATTCTATCGCTGATGGGCGTACCCGCCATGCTCGGATTCCTGATTGGGAGAAAGAAGTGAAAACAGTAATCCTCTGCGCCGCCTTCTACGGTCTCGGCGTATTCAACTGCGCCGTGTTCGCTGCGGTCTGCCTCCTCCACCGCCCGCGGTATGTGGCGCCGACGATGCATGCGCGGAAGAACCGCGACAGGTTGCCCGAAGTGCACAACTATCCGCCGATGCCGGTGTGTAAGGTGGCGCGGGAGGAAGGCGGCGATCTGCAAGACGCAATACTGGCCGCAGCCCGCAAATCCGGCAACTCCCGGTTCGTCTGGGAGACAGAGCAAAAGCTGAAGCAGCACGAGGACGTCGTCCGATACGAATGGATCAATTTGACTGGAGAAGAGAGATGAGCAAATGGCAATCGATTGAAACAGCGCCGCGCGACGGCACGCGCATCCTGACGTACAACGTTACGCCGACATACGATGAAGACACGCGCAAGACCGAAAACGTCTACGCGATAAGTGTGGCCTACTGGTTGTTCGGCGCATGGATGGAATACCCGGCCGCTCCGCGATTCGTACAAGGGCAAGTTCACACGCATTGGATGCCGTTGCCCGATGTTCCGAGAAGCCTGCAATGATCGCAAAATAGGTGATTGACAACGCGTTTCATTTGTAGTGCGAAACGTTATCGGGTACAATATAGCCGTCAAATAGCGTTGTCTTTCACAACAGATTGTGTGCGGGGGTGGAGATGGACTTTGAGAACATTGAAGCGCGCCTAGAGAATTGGTCACGCGTCGTCCGCTCGCCCCGCTTTCAATCCGGTGAGTGTGCTGCATGGGCGAAATGGTATGTGATGCTCCGGGATGCCGAGAAGCCGCGCGACACGCCATTGATGACCAAGGATGAGCGCGACGGATGGCTGGTTGAGAAGGCATGGTCGATGATGCCCAATCATGTCGCCAAGTGGACGTTGAAATACCAGTACATATGGATGATGTCGCCGGACCAAATTCAGATTCGCATGCGCAAGAGTCACAACGTTGTTTTGCGAGGCCGGAAGTTTGAACTGGTGATCGCCGAATCTCGCGCCGCGCTTCGTCAAAGTGTCGCAAAACTGACGGCAAAAGAATTTCTGGAAATTGTTGCAAAAGATGGTTGTATACCCGAATCCGTTCATCTATAATCGGAGCCAGATTGAGATGACTGTATTCGGCCCACGTGCCTGAGCTTACTTTCGCTGAATGCGAGGTATAGCCGTCTCAGTAGAAACCCGTTCCAGCGAAAGCTGCGCGGGTTTTTTCTTTTTCAGCCCCGCCATGCGCTTCCCCGTCCCTCTCGAATCAGGCGACTACGGTAATCCAGAGCAAGTCGCGGAGCGTAGACAAGCTGAGGCTGCGAACAAGGCAAAGCGCGCGGCTGAAGCTGCGGCGAATGCGCCGGTAGCAAGTCGGCCAGTGCTGACTGTCCGCAAGGGCTGGCATGCGCGCAAAGCCGCTGAAGCCCTATTCGATCTCCCCGCGGCTGCTTCACAGTAGCCCGATTGTCCCGCCGTGGCGCAATGCCGCTCTGCCGGGAGAGTAAGACCCGGAAGAATTCATGACTGAAGCACAGAAACTGATCGATGACATTGAGCAGGCGCTAGAGCGTCAACGCAATCTCGACCCGGCGCTTAAGGCCTGGTACATCGCCAAGCTGGACGAACTTCGGAGATTGCAATGTCGCCAATGACTGCATGGATGCTCTGGCTATCCACCGTTCACATTGGACTGGCGCAAGGTTATACAGAATGGGCAGACTGGCTTATCGACGTCTCCGAGCCGTGAGGTGCTGGTGGTGCGCACGCGAGTTAGTAGATGGTCGGCAGTGCTGCGATCCGATGGACAAACTGGATTGAGGTGAGAGATGGGCGGTGACGGATCATGACTATTCACGTTCTCGGCGCTCTATTCAGTATAGCGATAGCCGCAATTCTCTTTGCTGACCTGGTTGAGAAGGTCAACGGTAAGCGATGATCCCCCGCTTCCCTCGTCAGCCGGTAGGCCCGGCAGCTTGTCACGGATGAGGGGAGCACCTGATTTGTATCTCGCGGGCAGCGAGAGTCGGCCAAAGTGCTGATTCGGTGGCCCAAGAGCATCTTCATGCATGGCGGTTGGCTCATACCGGTGAGACTCCGGGTATCAAATCGGGTCGTGCACAAATCCGAATTGAGTTGACGAACGTTCTGGTCAGCCGCCATCCACGAAGGTGAAACAGAGTCGGCCGCGCACTGCGATAGCAGCCTACGGGCATAGCGGGCCGAGCGCGGTAACCTTCAACCCCATATTCACTAGCTTCCCCTGCTAGTCGCCCGCGCTGAAAGGCATGGGCTTTTTTATTTGGATCCAAACCGTGGTCATTCTCGACTTACAGAAAGCCGTTGAAGCCTACGGTGGAATCCGACCGGCTGCCCGCGAACTGGGCATTCCGGAAAGCACGCTACGCTCCCGCATGAAGTCGGCAACGTTTGAAGTCGACCATCCGGAAGACGCGCTGTTACCCGTTGCCGATCTGATCGAGCGCCGCAAAGCGCAATACGCTCAGAAGATCAAGCACGAGAAGTCGCGCCAGCTCATTCCGGTCAGGATCAAGGATCGGGGCGCAATCGGCATCCTGCATTTCGGTGATCCGCACGTCGACGACGACGGCACGGATCTGGCGATGCTTGAACGTCACATGGAACTGTGCCGCACGGTCGATGGCCTCTACGGCGCGAACATTGGCGACACGACGAACAACTGGGTAGGCCGGCTTGGCCGACTCTACGCCGAGCAAAGCACAAGCGCAGCAGAGGCTTGGCAACTCGCCGAGTGGTTCCTGACGAACACGCCCTGGCTGTATCTGATCGGCGGCAACCACGACGCCTGGAGCGGTACCGGTGACCCGATCCGCTGGATCACGCAGCAGGCCGGCTCGCTGTATCAGGATAGCGAAGTGCGCCTCGCGCTGACCTTCCCGAACAAGGCGATTGTCCGCATCAACGCGCGTCATGACTTCGCCGGCCATTCAATGTACAACCCGGTGCACGGCGCAACGAAGGCCCTGCACTTCGGGATCCGCGATCACGTCGCCATCTGCGGACACAAACACGTTTCAGGCTATGGCGTACTGAAAGACCCGGATAGCGGCATTACGATGCACGCGGTCCAGATCGCCAGCTACAAGGTGCACGACCGTTATGCGCGGGAACGCGGATTCCGCGACCAGCATCTTTCGCCGTGTGCGGTGACGGTCATCGACCCCGACCTACCGCCGACTCACCCCGATCTGATCAAGATTTTCTGGGATGCCGAGGAAGGCGCGGATTATCTGACGTTCAAGAGAAAGAAATCGGCGTGATGCAGATGTTTATGGCGCACAGTATATGCGTGATGCTAAAATGTTTGCATGAAACCCGAAAAATTCAAAGACGCCCTTTCGCAACTCGGCTGGAGTCAGGCTGAGTTCGCGCGGCGCACTGGTGTTGACGCAACGACTATTAGCCGGTGGATGCAAGGTCATTCGCCTTTGCCGGCGTGGGCGGTCGAGTACATGCGAGTTCTTCTCCTGGCTAAGGAGATCGTGGAATGAGCAACGGTCTTCTAGAGGCACTCGAAGCGAAAATTCCTGATATGAGCGCCATCATGGCGATTCCAGATTCAGGTTATGGCTTGACGCTCACAACTCTGTTTCGCGATCTAAGCGGACACGCAGACGAAGAGTGGCTGGCGCCGCTCATGAAGCAAATCGCGCGCGACAATAGATTCGGCTACGTCTATATCATCGAGGGAACGCACGAAGGCGTCACAAAGCACAAGATCGGAAAGGCCAATAATCTCCGCGATCGCGTGGCGACGTTCAACGTTAAGCTGCCATTTGATATCCGGGTGGTCGCATCGTTCTATGTTTTGAATGCCCGCGAATTCGAAAGTGAACTTCACGCCTTCATGAAGGCCAAGCGCATCGCTGGCGAATGGTTCGACCTCACGCCGGATGATCTCCGGCGATTGTGCCTCTTTGGTGTCTCTCGCGAGGCCCGCGACTTGTCCAGAGCAATGGACAGGATATTGGACGCGGTGAATCGAAAACGGCTAATGCCTGATGCCGAGTACATCGAGTATCTCGAGTCCCTCCTCGTCATCCGTAACATTCCTTTCAGCCGAGAAGTTAAAGAGTATGGGGCGTCCATCGAAACTGAACGAGGCCCAATGGGTTGACATTGAGCGACGCCTGCTCGAAGGTGAGCCCAGGCGGGCTCTCGCCCGGGAGTACGGCGTCTCAGAAACGGCGATCCGTCTCAAGTTAACTTCGCGGGTAGAAAAAGTAAAAGCCATTGCGAATCAACTGGTTACGGCGCAAACGGAACTTCGAAAGCTTCCCGTTTCTTCGCAGATTAATACACAAAGTTATGCTGCCAGGCTAGCTTCGCTTAACAACCACATTCTGAGTGCCGCAGACTATGGCGCGGCCACCGCTCACCGCCTCAGTGCTCTCGCCCATTCCGAAGTCGAGAAGATCGACGACGCTTCTCCGCTATCCAGCGGTGAGAGCTTGCGCGGTATTGCTGCGCTCACGTCGCTCGCCAACGAATCCGGGAAGATCGCCCTGAACCTGCTTGCCGCCAACAAGGACAAGCCGCTGGACGCCGAAGAACGACCGACCATGACGCTAGATGATTTCTATGGGGGCACCAAGCCTTAACCCATGCTTGCGATCCTTCTGGATGACGCCGGCACGCAACCGCGTGCTCTATGGCGGCCGGTCCAGTTCCAAGTCATGGGACGCAGCCGGCTTCGCGATCTTCCTCGCGCAGCAGATGAAACTGAAGTTTCTTTGCACGCGCCAGTTTCAGAATCGTATTGAGGATTCGGTCTATAGCTTGCTGAAGATCCAGATTGAGCGCTTCGGCCTGCGGTCAAAGTTCCGCATTTTAGACAACAAGATCATCTGCACGGCGACGGGCAGCGAGTTCGTGTTCTACGGGCTCTGGCGCCAGATTGACGAAGTGAAGTCGATTGAATCGATCGACATTCACTGGTCGGAAGAGGCGCACCTTTTGACCGAAGCGCAATGGAAGGTTCTCGAGCCGACCATCCGCAAGCAGGGCTCGCAGCACTGGCTGATCTTCAACCCTCGCCTGGCAACGGATTTCGTCTACAAGCGGTTTGTGACCAATCCGCCGCCGCGGACGGTCAAGCGGCTGATCAACTACGACGAGAATCCGTTTCTCTCGCAGACGATGCGCGACGTCATCGAAGCCGCTCAGGCGGAAGACGAAGACGAGTTCGCGCACATCTACCTTGGCCAGCCCAAGGACGACGATGACGAAGCGATCATCAAGCGCTCGTGGATTATGGCTGCTATCGACGCGCATAAGGCACTGGGTATCGAGCCATCCGGCGCCAAGCGTATTGGCTTCGACGTTGCAGATTCTGGCGCCGACAAGTGCGCTAACGTGTTTGCGCATGGCTCTGTGGTTTCGTGGGTCGATGAATGGAAGGCTGGCGAAGACGAGTTGCTGAAATCGTGCAGCCGGACCTATGTCGCCGCCAAAGAGCGTGACGCAAAGATCATCTATGACTCTATTGGTGTTGGGGCTTCTGCCGGCGCCAAGTTCAAGGAAGTCAATGAGTCGTCGACCGATCGCTTCCCTGTGCGTTACGAGAAATTCAACGCTGGCGGGGCTGTGTGGGAGCCGGATCGCGAATATCAGCCAAAGGTCACGAACAAGGACATGTTCAGCAACATCAAGGCGCAAGCGTGGTGGCTGGTGGCAGACCGGTTTCGCAACACCTTCAATGCGATTCGCCGCGGCGAGAAATTCGCCGACGACAAGTTGATCAGCATCTCTGCTGATTGCCCTCACCTGGATCGCCTGATCGACGAGTTGTCGACGCCGAAGCGCGATTATGACCAGAACGGCCGCGTGAAGGTCGAGAGCAAGAAGGATCTTGCAAAGCGCGAGGTCGCCTCGCCCAACCTTGCAGATGCTTTTGTGATGTGCTACGCCCCTGGCGGAACAAATCTGGATATTTGGGCGAAGCTTGCAGGGTAAAACTACTCCGAGGCCTCGCGCCACAAAAAAGGAAATTCTTCTAGCATGTCTAAGTCACGTCGAAACCAGAAGGCAGGCGTGACGGTGGCGCGTACCAACGATTCATTCGTCAACGCGTCCGCTAACCTGGGCTGGGGAACGAATAACCAGTCGTCTGCGTCGTCCTACGCGCTTTCGTATCAAAGCCGCAACCGGATCAACCTCGAAGCCGCCTACCGCGGTAGTTGGGTGGTCCGCGCTGCGGTCGATGCGATGCCGGAAGATATGACCCGGTGCGGTATCGAGATGTCCGGGCTAGAGCCGGAAGATATTTCGCTGCTCGAGCGCGACATGATGCGCCTGGCGATCTGGGATGCGCTGTGCGACGATGGCAAGTGGGCGAATCTGTACGGCGGCTGTCTAGCAGTCATGCTGATTGATGGGCAAGACTTCGCTACTCCATTGCGTGTGGAGTCGATCGGCAAAGACCAGTTCAAGGGCCTGCTGATTCTTGATCGCTGGATGGTGTCTCCGCCCGTTGGCGAGGTGGTAACCGACTTCGGCCCGGACATGGGTAAACCGGTCTATTACAACGTCATTGCTGACTATGCGGCGATACCGAAAGCGAAGATTCACTACTCGCGCGTGATCCGTATGGATGGCATGGACTTGCCGTTTTATCAACGCGTCAGTGAGAACGGCTGGGGCCTATCGGTCCTCGAGCCGATGTGGGATCGCCTCATTGCATTCGATAGCGCGTCTGTTGGCGCCGGCCAGTTGATCTATAAGGCGCATCTCCGAACAATGACGGTGAAAGGCCTCCGTGAGATCGTCGCCATGGGCGGCCCTGCACTGGCTGGTCTCAAGGCGCAAATCGAGTTCACCCGCTTTGCTCAAACCAACGAGGGAATGACTCTCGTCGACTCTGAAGACAAGTTCGAGGCGCACACATACGCGTTCTCCGGCCTGTCTGACATGCTGACCCAGTTCGCACAGCAATTGTGCGGCGCATTAGGAATGCCATTCACCCGTCTGTTCGGCCAGTCTCCAACCGGCCTGAGCGCGACTGGCGAAGGCGAGATGAAGCAGTGGCACGAGAAGGTCAAGCAGAACCAGGAACGACGTCTGCGCAATCCGTTGCATCGTCTGCTCTCTGTCATGTCGATGTCATCGCTCGGCAAACCGTTGCCCGACGACTTCGGATTCGAGTTCCGCAACCTTCAGGAAATGAGCGAGGTGGAGAAATCCACAATCGCCAAGTCGACCGTGGAAGCTGTGACTGCCGCGGTGGATGCGAACCTGCTCAAGATCAGCGACGGCATGAAGGAGCTTAAGGCGTCCGCACCGAATACCGGCATGTTTGGCGGGATCACGGATGAAGCGATTGCCGAAGCCGAAGAACAGGAAAAGAACGCCCCGCCACCCGGCGAGATGGACTTGCCAGATATGTCGAAGCTGACGGGCGATTCCGGCTCTGCCGTTTCATGGCTAAAACGCTTGCGCAAGAAGAAATGACAAGTTGTGCTGCGGCTAGGATGGCCGTCCGAAAGCGGGTTCCCCTGCCCGTTGCCGCAGCCTCTCGAATAGGGTTCATCTTTGGGAGATGACATGAAGACATCCGAATTGACTGGCGCGCTGCTTGATTATTGGGTCGCGCGGGCGAATGGATGGACGCGCAGCGCATCCGCGTGGGTGGACGATCATGGCGTCGAGCAGTTCGCTCCAGCGCCTTGCTACGACCCCTCGCACGACTGGGGGCTTGCTGGGCAGATCATCGAGCGCGAGCGCGGCCGGATCTCACCGGAGATGATGGAGTCGGATCGGCCAGTTGTTTATGTCGCTAGCATGGGAACTGGCTTGAATCGCTATCAGTGTTTCGGCCCAACGCATCTTATAGCTGCAATGCGGTCTTTCGTTGGAAGTCAATTTGGCGCAGAAGTGCCGGACACGTTACCGCCATTATGACCCTCACCCTAGACCGCAAGCGCGAACGCAACCCGGTCAGGACGCGAGGCGCTGAACTTCGGTATGGCTCGCAGCTTCGCAAGGTCGCGCAGCAGGTAGGCGCGATCATCCAGCCCTTCACGCCCGGCGACATGAGCCAGGTGCCGACGATCGAGCAGTTGCTCAACGCCTACGCCGACATGCTCAAGGGCTGGGCGACGCAGACTGCCAGCAACATGCTGATGGATGTCGCGCTGCGGGATGAGCAGACGTGGAAGACGTTGGCGAAAGACTTGTCGCGCGGGCTACGGGAAGAGATTCGCAACGCGCCGACTGGCGTGGTGATGCGTCAGTTGCTCGCGTCTCAGGTTGATCTGATTCAGAGCCTGCCGCGCGAGGCTGCACAGCGGGTGCATCAGTTGACGCTGGCCGGCATAGAAGATTCAACCCGCGCCAGTGAGATCGCGAAAGAGATCATGCGCTCTGGCGAGGTCACGGCCAGCCGGGCGACGCTCATTGCCCGCACGGAAGTAGCTAGAACGTCCACCACGCTGACGCAGGCTCGAGCGCAGTCTATCGGCGCCGACTCCTATGTCTGGCGCACTAGCGGTGATTCAACCGTCCGCAGCGATCACAAAAAGCTCAACGGCAAGATATTCCAGTGGAACAACCCGCCTGTTGCTGATGAGCGATCAGGCGAGCGCGCAAACCCTGGCTGCATCTGGAATTGCCGGTGCTACGCCGAACCCATTATTCCGGACTGACCTAAATGGCCCTCCCCGATTTCATCTTCACTGGCGAAGCGTCTGTCGCCGCCACCGGCACCTCTCAGCCGGTCGCCGTTCCGGCAACTGGCACGCCGACGCAAGTCATCCTGACGAACCTTGGTCCCGCGGTCGCGTTCGTTGGCTATGGAGCATCGGTAACTGTCGCGAACGGTCATCCGCTCGTGCAGAACGTGCCCGTCGTCATGAACCTGAATGCGAACACGAGCCTGTCGTTCATTACGACGGGTGATCCCGCATCGGTTCGCATCACTGCGGGGAAGTGATATGGCATGCCAATGCGATTCGTGCAAGACGAAGCGCACGAATGATGCGGTCACTGCTTCCGGATTCTTCGCTGATGAAGAGTTGAGCCCGAACCAGTATTTCACTCCCGAAGGCTTTCTCATCTGCGAGGCGGTGCCGATCGCGCGCATAGGGACTCAAGAGTATGCCGACATTGAATTGCCAGATCTTGAGGCGGGCCCGGATGGCCTGATTGTCGTCGAACGCGATGCTGATGTCGTATTCGCGCCAGACACTCTAGCGAGTTTGCTTGGCAAGCCCGTCACGATTAATCACCCGAAAGATCAGGTGACTCCGGATACGTGGTCGATTCTCTCAAAGGGATCGACATTCAATCCGCGCCGCGGCGAAGGCGAGCAGAGCGACCTGCTTCTCGCTGACCTGATGATTCAAGACAAGTTCGCCATCAACGAAGTCCGCAACAACGGCCTGAAGGGCATCTCGGTCGGATACGACGCGGACTATGAGCAAATCGCGCCGGGACGGGCGCGGCAAACGACCATCGTGGCAAATCACGTTGCGTTGGTCAGGAACCCGCGCTGCGGGACAACCTGCTCCGTCCAAGACTCAAAACCCTCCATAGGAGATTTACCCATGGCTGTTAAGAACGGCGCCGAGTCCATCAAGGATAAGTTGCGCAAATTGTTTATGACGCGCGACTCGGAAGCCTTCGAGAAAGCGCTGTCCGAGGAAGTGAAAGACGAGGCCGCTGGCGCAGTAGACAACGTGCCGGCGATCCACATCCACATGCCCGGTTCGGAAAAGGCGAATGCCTCGGAAGACACGAAGGACGACGAGTCCGAAGCGGATCCGATGGCCAAGGTGATGTCGGCGATCGAATCCGTCGCCCAGTCCGTTGCCGCAATCGGTGAACGCGTCTCCGCTCTCGAGTCTGGCAAGACCAACGACTCCGAAGAGGAGAAGAAGGACGAGACCAAGGACGACGGCGAGGAAGTTGACCCGGACGCCGACGAAACGAACGACTCGGACGAATCAGAAGAAAAGAAAGACGACGAGAAGAAGTCGACCAGCGATTCCGCCTCGTTCCGAGATGAGTTCCAGGACGCCAAAGCGCGCGCTGAAATCCTCGCGCCGGGCGTGAAACTGCCGACGTACGACGCGAAAGCCGACAGCAAGAAGACGGCCGACTCGATCTGCGTGCTGCGCCGCCGTGCCCTCAAGGCTGCGCTGACGAATGACAACGCCAGCCTCGTACGCATCATCACGGGCGACGCAGATGTCTCGAAGATGGATTGCGCCGCTGCAAAGATGGCCTTCCATGCCGCGTCGGAACTCGTCAAGCAGAAGAACAAGACTGCAAAGACCGCGACTACTGATGCGCAAGTAGCCACGAAAGACCTCAACCAGATCCATCGCGAATTCTGGAACAACCGTAAGTAAGGAGCCGACATGCCCTCGTTGCAAGCTTATACATTCCGCATGCCGGCTGGTTTTGCCGGTGACCTCCAGCGCGCAGAAGCCGCGACCATCGAACCCCAGCAGATCGACTCGGCAACTCCGCCAACCGTATTTGGCGTTGCCGTGAAACTGGTCTCGGGCAAGGTGCAGCCGATCAACCTGTCCGGCGACACCGCTGCGTCGGTGTACGGCATCAACCTTCGCGCCTACCCGATCCAGGGCAACGGCACCGACCCGCTCGGCACGTCGACGCCGCCCACCTCGGGCGTGACCGACATCCTCAAGCGAGGCTATGTGATGGTCTCGCTTGGTGGCGCGACTGCTGCGACCAAGGGCGGCACCGTGTACGTGCGCGTCGCCACGCCGTCCGCTGGCAAGCCGCTGGGTGGCTTCGAAGCCGCAGCAGACAGCACGAACACCATCGCCCTTCCGTCGAACACGTATTTCACCGGCCCGGCCGATGCATACGGCGTGACGGAAATCGCATTCAACATCTGAGTCCCCGGCGCGTAGCAGCGCACCTCACAAGGCCCCGCTTCGGCGGGGTTTTGCATTTCTGGAGCATTAAATAAATGGACATGTCTGTTCAAAAATTCCTCAAGCGCCGGGAAATCGCTGAAGCGTCGCGCAAGTTCGCACGCCACTTCACGACCGATGGCATGATGACCTACGACAAGGCGACCGTCGACTCGACGGGCGTATTCCTGATCGGCCAGCTCGAGCGTCTGGATCAGACGCTCAACGAGCCGCTGGTCGAATTCACCTGGTCGCGCGACGTCGAGATTCGTACCGACGTGTCGCCGGCTGACGAAGTCGCATCGTGGACGAACTCCGCCTTCGCGATGGCGGGCGGCATCAATCCGGGCGGTCTGAACTGGATTTCGAACGAGGGCAACGCCCTTGCCGGCCCGTCCGTGGACATCGGCAAGACGCCGCAGCCGATGCGCCTGTGGGGTGCTGAGGTCAAGTACACCGTGCCCGAACTGGTGAAGGCGCAAGCCCTCGGCCAGCCGGTCGACGCGCAGAAGGTCGAGGGTATGAACCTGAAGCGCAACATGGACTTGGACAACATCGTCTATTTCGGCGATTCGTCCATGGGCTTCACGGGTCTCGTCAATTCGAACAGCGCAGTCGGCAGCTATCAGAACGTGGCGAACGGCGCTGCAAGCACGCCGCAGTGGACGACGAAGACGGCCCTCGAAATCCTGAAGGACTGCAACGAGATCCTGACGAGCGCCTGGGCCGCTTCGGGCTGGAAGGTTCTGCCGAACCGTCTGATGCTGCCGCCCGCACAACTCGGTTACATCGGCAGCCAGCCGGTCAACACCGCAGCACAGGAAACGATCCTGTCGTACGTCATGAAAAACAACATCTGCACGCAGATGGGCCAGAAGCTGGACATCCTCCCGCTGAAGTGGCTGATCGGTGCGGGTGTCGGTGGCACGCCGGGCACGCCGGGCACGGTCGACCGCATGATCGCGTACAACAACGACAAGAAGTACGTCCAGTACCCGATGACGGAACTGCAGCGGACCCCGTTGGAATACCGGTCGCTTTTCCAGATCACCACTTACTGGGCGCGATTTGGTCAGGTTGAATTCCGCTACGGCAGCACGCTCGCCTACCGCGACGCGATCTAAGCGGATGCCGGGAGCCGTTGCAATCGACGCCTCCCGGCAACTTCCCGGAGCATAATATGACCCGTATCGCCAATCAGGATTTCACCCTGACCCGCGACGACTGCCGGCCGCTGTACTTCAAGGCAGGCGACACGATTCCCGCTGAGTACGAATCGCACTGGTTCGTGCTGCTGCACACAGACGAAGCGCCCGCTGTCGAAGTAGAACAGCGCAAACCCGGCCGACCCGCTAAATCATGACCGTCACTCCCGCTCAGCTACGCTCTGATTTTCCCGAGTTCAACGATCCCACGCGGTACCCGGATTCGTTGGTGCAGACGTGGCTGACGGTGGCGGCATCGCTTGTCAATGCTGACCGGTGGTTGGAACTGACCACCATCGGGATAGAGCTGGTCACGGCGCATCATCTGGCGCTCTCTGTGCGCGACCAGACTGCGGCTGCGGTCGGCGGCATTCCCGGCACGATGACCGGGCCGACGTCCGCTAAGGCTGTCGATAAGGTCAGTACGAGCTACGACACTGGCGCGGCCTCGTTGGATGGCGCGGGATTCTGGGCGCTTACGTCGTACGGAGTTCGGTATCTAAGCCTTGCCCGCATGATGGGCGCCGGTGGGCTTCAAATCAATTGCTGAGAACAACATGAAATCAGGCGTAACGATGACGGCCGACAACATGAAGGCCATCATCGACGCCATCAATAAGCTCTCTGGCAAGGACGTGCTCGTTGGCATCCCCGACAGCGCGCCCGAACGAACCGACACGCCGATCACTAATGCGCAGATCGGCTACGTGATGGAGACCGGTTCGCCGGCCCACAACGTGCCCGCCCGCCCCTTCCTCGTGCCCGGCGTCGCAGACGTACAGGGCCAATGCGCCGATCGTCTTGGGAAAGCCGCAGACGCAGCACTCGGTGGTAACCTGGCCGGTGCGGAGCGTCAGATGAGTGGCGCCGGCATGATCGCCTCGCAATCGGTCAAGAAGAAGATAGGCAGCAACATCCCGCCTGCTCTCTCGCCTGAAACGATCCGAAATCGGCACAAAAGCCGGCAGACGAAAAGCATGCGCGCCGATGAGAAAGCGTATCTGAAGGCGGTCGACTCAGGCACCGATCCGGCGCAAGCGCAAACTGAGGCGGGCATCATCCCGCTCATCAACACCGGATCGCTTCGCAATTCGATCACCTACGTCGTCCGCGACAAAGACTAGCCATGCCACTGCTCGACGTTTCCGAAATCCTGCTCGATCCGGATTTCGTGGATAGCCTCGTCTGTGCGCGCATGACACAGGTCGTTGACGACGATGGCATCGCGACTGACACGCCGACCACCACGCCTTTCTACGGCGTAGTGACGAACAACAGCGGCGATCTGCTGATGCGTCTGGCTGAAGGATCGCGCATCAACGGCTCGATCACAGTTCACAGCCGCTTCCCGCTTCAGGCTGGCAGCGATGGCATGGACGCCGACATCGTGACGTGGAACGGTCGCAGTTACACCGTGACCAACGTCGGCGACTGGTCCCGCTTTGGCATCGGCTTCACCGCGGCGAACTGCGAACTGATCCCGCTTTCAGGGGGCTCCAATGGCGGGTGATTCGAGCGTCGCTGGCTATCTCCGGCCAACAGGGGTTGCGCCGACCGAAGATGCTGATCTCGATTCGATCTTCCAGCAACTGATCGTCGGTATCACCGGCCTACCCGGCAGCATGGTTCGCCCTCGCTGGCAGGCGACGGTGCCGAAGCAACCAGAGCCAGCGACAAACTGGTGTGCGGTCGGCGTGACGGGCATCGAGCACGACGCCAACTCCTACGAGCAGCACAACCCTGCCGGGAGTGGCTCGGACACCTTAATCCGGCACGAGGTCATCACAGTTCTGTGCAGTTTCTATGGCGCCAACGCATTGAGCTACGCCGCGCAGGCCCGCGACGGCATGTATGTCGCACAGAACAACTCGACGCTCGATCAGTTCGAAATGGGTCTGGTCGAAGTTGGCTCGATCGTGCCCGCGCCGGAACTGGTCAACCAGCAATGGATTCGACGGTTTGATGTGAGCATGCGCATTCGCCGACGCGTCGTCCGAACGTACCAGATCCTCACCATTCTGTCGGCTGAAGCAACGGCCAATTCCGAAACACAGACTGAACCGATCAACGTCCAGTAACACCTCACGTAACGCTTTCTGAGCCCGCCACTGTGCGGGCTTTTTTCATTGGGATATCCACAAATGACGACGAGTCAACTTCCTATCTCTCGCCTGATTCGGGGGACAGTGAATCTGTCGCCGAACGCGGCACAGGCGCAGAACCTGAACACCGAGTTGATTCTTGGCTCGTCGCCCGTGATTGACGTCGCATCGCGCATGCGTCAATACCTCAGCTCGTCGTCTGTGGCCGCAGACTTCGGCACGACCGCGCCTGAATATCTGGCGGCAGTGGCATGGTTCGGCCAGTCGCCACAACCGGCCAACGTGCTGGTCGGTCGCTGGGCACAAACGGCTACGGCGGCACAACTGTTCGGCGCGACGCTGTCAACCGCGCAACAGTTGATGTCGGCATGGACCGCTATCACGGCTCCCGCTTTCTCGATCACGATCAACGGGTCGCCGTACACGATCTCGCCGGCAAGCTTCGGCTCGTCGACCAATCTCAACGGCATTGCGGCGCTGATCCAGACGGCCCTTGCCGCCTCTGTTGCGGGATCGACTTGCGTATGGAACTCGAGTTTCGCGCAATTCCAGATCACGGACGGCGCGACCGGCGCAACGTCGACGCTTAGCTTTGCGTGCGCGCCGACTGCTTCCGGGTCCGTGACGTACTCGGTCAACCCGAGCGCTGCGGCAACGGTCACGATCGGCGGGACGGTGGTTACGTTCGTATCGGCTCTGACGACCGGCAACCAGATTCTGATTGGGGCGAGCCTTCAGGCAACGCTGGCGAACGCCGTGACGTTCCTCAACCAGTCGGCAGACGCCAACCTGTCGAAGGCGACTTACTCAGTCAACCAGGCTGGTACGGCGCTGCAGATCGTCTACAAGACGCCTGGCACGGCGGGCAACGCCTTCACGCTGGCCGGATCGGTTGGCACGGTGTCGGGCGCAACTCTCGCGGGCGGCTCGGGCACCGATATTTCAGCGCTGCTAGGCATGACCTCGGCATCGTCGGGCGCTTACGTCGCGCAAGGCGTGGCAGCGGAAACGGCCGTTCAGGCCGCTGCCCTGTTCGACAACCAGTTCGGCCAGAAATGGTACGGCCTGACGGTGTGCGGCGCTGCTGATTCGGATCACCTTGCGCTTGCTGCGTTCATCGAATCGACGAATAACAAGCACTTCTACGGCGTCACCACGCAGGAAGCGGGCGTGCTGAACTCGGTCACGACGACCGACATCGCCGCGCAACTTCAGGCGCTTGGCTACAACAAGACCTGTACGCAGTATTCGAGCAACAGCGCGTATGCAGTGAACTCGCTGTTGGGTCGCCAGTTGACGGTGGATTACACCGGCAACAACACGGTGATCACGCTGATGTACAAGCAGGAGCCCGGTGTGGCAGCGGAAACGCTCAACGCTACGCAGATGTCCGCGCTCGAAGGCAAGAACTGCAACGTCTTCGTGGCCTACAACAACGGCACGACGATCATCGAGCCAGCCAAGGTCGCATCGGGCCAGTACATCGACACGATCGTTGGCATGGACGCGTTCTGTATCGATGTCCAGACGGCTCTTTTCAATGCCCTCTACACGAGCACGACGAAGATTCCGCAGACCGACCCCGGCATGCACATCCTCGCGACAGTCATTGAAGGCGTCTGTCAGCAGTACGTCGGCAACGGTCTGTTCGCACCCGGCACTTGGAACAGCGGCGGGTTCGGCACGCTGAATCAGGGCGACTTCCTCGCGAAGGGCTACTACGTCTTTCAACCCCCGGTTGCATCGCAAAGCCAGGCCGATCGCGCCGCGCGCAAGTCGGTGCCCTTCCAGATCGCAGTGAAGCTGGCGGGCGCCGTGCACACGATCGACTTCGCAGTCACCGTCAACCAATAAGCGAGATAACACATGAGCACGTATAGCTTTCAAGACTTTGCGCTCACGCTGACGGGCCCTGGCGGTTCGATCACGTTGGGCGATGGCGCGGGCGACGCAAAAGAAGGCGTGACCTTCGAATTCGTCGAGAACGCCAACACGATGGTTATTGGCGCCGATGGCACGGCCATGCACAGCCTGAACCCAGGCAAGGGCGGCAAGGCAACCGTGCGCCTGCTGAAGACCTCGCCCACCAACGGCAAGCTCTCGGCGATGTACAGCTTCCAGCGCACGTCGTCGGCCAACTGGGGGCAAAACGTCATGGCAGGCTCAGACATCGTCCGCGGCGAACAGTACTCCTGTCAACAGGTCGCGTTCTCGAAGTTCCCGAACAACACCTACGCGATGGAAGCCGGCACGGTGGAATGGGTGTTCGATGTGGGCATTATGGACCCGGCTCTTTCGATCGGGGTGTAACCCATGAGCGACATCGTAGAAGTCGGCGGGCAGAAATATCGCATTGGCCGCATTGACGCTCGCAAGCAGTTCCACGTCGCACGCCGGCTGGCTCCGTTGCTGGCTGGTATGGGCAGCGTACCGGACAAGAGCGCGGGATTCGCCGCGTTCCTCGGGCCGCTCACCGATGCGCTTTCCGGCATGTCGGACCAGGACGTCGACTATGTGCTCGACGTCTGTCTGGGCGTCTGCCAGCGCATGCAGCCGAACGGCCATCCGGCCCCCGTCATGGTGCGCGGTGGCCTCATGTTCGAGGACATCGACATGGGCCAGATGATCCAGCTTGCGGTGAAGGTAATTCAGGAGAATCTGGGCGGTTTTTTTCCCGCCGGGGCAGCGGCGTAAGCGCGAACTCATCGCAGAACATCACCCTGCTCTCGCTCCCTGATGGTGAAGACTGGCTGCTGCAGCCGGTCATGGAAGGTCTGTGCAAGTACGAGTCCCTGATCGACGGGACGCTCGCGCTGGAGGACGTGGCGCTTCTTAACGACGCCTTGGCCGTCCGGTCGGCCAATGAAGAAATACTCAGACAGCAAGCGGAGCGCAACAGATGAGCGATAACGTGCTCCGGGAATTTTTGGTGTCACTCGGCTTCCGGGTGGACGAAGCGTCGATGAAGAAATTCACGACCTCCGTCGAGAGTGTCACGAAGTCAGTCAAGACGGTCGGGCTGGAAGTTGCTGCTGCTGCAACCGGCATCATTGCAGGCGTAAAGATCATCTCCAATCAGATGGAGAATCTTTACTACGCCTCGCAGCGTACCGGCGCGACGGTCGGCAACATCATGGCCCTGCGGTACGCCGCAAGTCAGATAGGGCTGACTGCTGACCAGGCGCAAGGCGCGCTCGAGAACTTCTCCCGCACGCTGCGTCTGAATCCCGGCACCAACAGCCTGCTTGATTCGCTGGGTGTCACCGGGAAAGATCCGGCCGAGAAGTTCGACAGCTTCATCGCCAAAGCGAAGCAGATGCAGCCGTATGTGGCTGCAGCCTACGCGCAGTTGTTCGGCATTGACGCGGACACGCTGCTGATGCTCGAGCAGGGTCAGGACAAGCGCCTTGCCGCTGAGCAGCAGTATCACCAGAAGCTCGCGGCGTTCGGCATTGATCCGGACCAGGCGGCAAAGGCTGGCGTCGATTTCAACAATTCGATCCGCTCGGTCAAGGACACATTCAACGACCTCTGGATCGTCGTTGAGTCGAAGCTTGCGCCGGTTCTCACGCCCCTCGTCAATGAGTTTGAGCGGTTCGCCGAGAATCACGCGGGCGAAGTCGCGCAGCGCATTGCAGACGCCGTTCAGAGTCTTGCGAACTGGATTCAAAGCGTCAACTGGAAGAAGGTCGGCGACGACATCGCCAGCGTCTACCATGCGATCGGCGGCATGAAAGGCGTGCTGATTGCGCTGGCAGCGATTCAGTTGGCGCCGCTGGTTACAGGCATCCTTAATCTTGTTGCTGCGGTGACGCGACTCGGCGCTGTGGCTGCGGGCGGCGCCATTGGTGGCCTGCTGAAAGTCCTTGGCCCGATCGCTCTGATGTTCCACAGCGAAGACCTGAACACGGGAGAGGACGCCAACGTCGCGAAGAATCAGGCGGCTGCGGGCGCGATCGACCCGGCGACGTTTGATTTCAACGGTCCCGCGAATCGTGGCGGGAAGGTACCAGCACAGCAGGCAAAGCCGGACGACGGATCATTCGGCACGATCATCGAACTGCCCCCTGAAAATGCTACGCCGTCGAGTACCGCACCCCGCGGCATCCGGAACAACAACCCCGGCAACATCCGTTTCGGCAAGTTTGCGCAGCAGACTGGCGCAACCGGTCGGGATGACAAGGGATTCGCTGTCTTCCAGTCGATGGAAGACGGGGTCAAGGCTGCAATCAAACTGCTCGAAGGCTATGCCGCAAAGGGCGTTGACACAGTACGGAAGATCATATCGAAGTGGGCGCCGGCCAACGAGAACAACACATCCGCCTACATCGACGCGGTTGCGAAGAAACTTGGCATCTCGGCTGATGCGCATCTAAGCGGCGACCAACTCGGCGGTGTCGCGCAGGCAATTTTCCAGCACGAGAACGGGCGCGCTTACGGCAATGTTCGATCTCTTGTAGACCAGTCGCAGAACACGCGGCTCGGCGGTGGTGCTGCAGCGACGTCGAACGTCAGCATTGAGCAACACAACGAGTTCCACATCGCCGGCTCATCCGACCCGCAAGGGACTGCCCGCGCGATCGGCTCTGAGCAGACGCGCATCAACGGCGACTTTGTGCGCAACTTCTACGGAGCAGTCAGATGAGCATTCTCGGGACCGTAGCATCTGCTGCGCAAATCGGCATTCAGGCATTAGCGATAAAACCCAAGCGGATGTGGCGCACCGAGAGCGATACCCTCATCACGATCGTCGAGACACAGATGACGATCGAAGAGGTGCACTCGGACGAGATGGAGATTACCGATCATCCGGTCGAACAGGGTTCGGTGATCTCCGATCATGCATTCGCGCGACCCTCAGAACTGATTCTCACGATCGCCTGGTCGAACAGCCCGAGCAAGACTGGCGCTCTCAACCAGATTCTGGGTGCTGCGGCCAACGCCAGCCCACTACTACAGAAAGTCGTCGGCGCGGCTGAACTCGTCGGCGGAATCGCATCCGCCTTCAGTTCGGGCGATCCGGTCACGGTCCAGAAGTACAAGGGCATCTTAAAACTCTACAACGACCGGCGCATTTTCGACGTCTACACCGGCAAGCGCGTCTATAACAACATGCTCATAAAGTCGCTGGCAACGACGACCGATTCGAAGACGGAGAACAGCCTGATTCTGCGCGTGGGAATGAGGCAGATTCTGATGGCCCAGACGCAAACCGTCACGGTGCCCGACTCTTCGAAGATGGCGAATCCGGCGCAGAACGCTGCGTCGACGGCCATGGGCATCAAGTCGCCAGTGGCTGCGCTAACGGCCAATCTGCCATCATTGCCATCATTGCCATCCCAGTTTAAATTGCCATGACGACGGTCTACGAAATCCCTCTGTCGCCACAGCCGCAGACGTTCGGCATTACGCTGGCCGGTACGACGTACGGTTTCGACGTGCACTGGAACGTGCAGAACGCGTCGTGGATGATCGACATTGCAGATGCAAGCGGAAATCCCATCGTGTCGGGTATCCCAATGGTGACGGGCGCCGATCTACTCGAGCAGTACTCGTATCTTGGATTCCAGTTCGCTCTCGTCGCACAGACTGACAACTCGCCCGATACAGTGCCGACGTTTGACACGCTGGGCACCACCTCTCACCTGTACGCGATCACTGCATGAGCACGCCCGCAACCACGCCGACGCAATACCAGTTCTGGCGAAAGGCGAATCTCATTGTCTCGACGGGCACAGTGGGCCTGGATCTCTCCGGTTTCCGGTTCACGTTCAGGACGACGAACTCAGATGCGCAGACGCCGAACACGCTGTACGTTCGGGTCTATAACCTCTCGCCACAGACTGTCGCGAAGATAGGGACCAACACCAGCACTGAATTCGGCACGATCACGCTGCAAGCCGGGTATGAGAATGGCAACTTCGGCATCATCTTCCAAGGCACGATCAAGCAGACGGCGACGGGGCGTGAGCGCAACGTTGATTCGTACCTTGATATCTACGCCGCTGATGGCGATGACTGGTACAACTTTTCGGTCATCAGCCAGTCGATCGTCGCCGGCCAGAAGCCAGAGCAGGTAATCAGCGCGATCACTGGGGCGGCATCGTCCAACGGTACGCCGCCCGTCAAGTTTGCGAGCGATACCAGTGGCCTGATCGCTGGGTCAGTGGCAGGAACGGCTAACGCGCTCTCCCGCGGCAAGGTGCTGTTTGGCATGTCCCGCGACTATGCGAGAGACTGGGCCGACAAGTACGGGTTCAGGTGGTCGATTCAGAACGGCGAGTTCGTGCTTGTGCCTATCACCGGCTATCGCCCGGGCGAAGCGGTCGTGCTGTCATCGACGACAGGCCTTATCGGCGTGCCCGAATCTACAGACGGGGGCGTCAGAGTCCGCGCCCTACTCAATCCGCTGATCCGCATCGGCTGCCTTGTGCAGATAGCCAAGTCAGACATCAACCAGATCACGACGCAGCAGCAGGGTTTGAAGTACGACGTTGCCATTGCGACAGTCGTGACGGCGGCCGGATTCTACCGTGTGATGACGGCGGAATTTAGCGGTGACTCGCGCGGCAATGATTGGTACGTCGACATGATCTGTCTCGCGGTCGATGTCTCCGCGTCGAACCAAAGCCAGTCCGTGGCCACTTCCGGCTAGCGGTCAACCATGTTCGGGATTGTGACCCCTGCAAACGGCCGACCATCCTTCATCTTGCCCCAGACTACCGGAATAACGCCCATTTCCATCCTAACGTTCATTGGCGTTCCATCCGGAACAAGTTGGCATCGGTAGTCGGACGGACGGGGCTCCGCGCCATAGTCGTAGCCATTGAGCAATGCGCCCTGCTTCCTCAATTCCGGCGACAGCGACTGGCGCGCGTGCCGAGCCTGGTTTATCTGGCCGTATAGCCAGGTTGCCTCATCAAGAGACGGGCAGACGATCGCGCCGTCCACCAAATCCATTCCTTTCGCTGTCGGTTGCTTCGGTGCCGGTACTGGCGTGAACGTTACCTCTGGCACGGCGCCCATGCCGGCTATGTGATTGGCGTAAGCCGAATCAGCCCGCTCTTGCGCGCTTGGGACCCGAGCTGGAACGTAATCAATAGCCGTTTCTGATTTCCATTCCGAAGGTGGCGGCGGCTCAGTGCGCGTCCCCAAGGCGGTAGCGATTGAATCGTTCACCCGTTGATTGAACTCTGCGTATTGCTGACTCGTGCATGCGCATAGCGCCATCGATGAGACCAAGACAAGTGCTTTCATAAAACCCCATGCTCCAGTTAGAACGCGTTAATGACTCGCAGGAAGCGTTACGCCTGGCGCTTGGCGGGCATCAGGCACAGGTCTGGACGGCGCTGCCGGCGATTATAGAGAGTTTCGATGCGGGCGCCGTTACCTGCGTTGCGCAGCCGGCTATCAAAGCTGAGGTTCGCGCGCCGGACGGTTCGACGCAATTGGTCGCCCTTCCCTTGCTGCTCGATTGCCCCGTCGTATTTCCCCGCGGCGGCGGCTGCACTTTGACTTTTCCGATTGCCCAGGGAGACGAATGCCTCATCGTGTTCGCGTCTCGCTGCATCGATGCGTGGTGGACTGCTGGCGGTGTCCAGGCCCAATCCGAATTCCGCATGCACGACCTGTCGGACGGCTTCTGCCTTTCCGGCCCGTTCTCGCAGGCGACGAAGATCGGCGGAATCAGCACGAACAGCGTGCAACTTCGCAGCAATGACGCGTCGACCTACATCGACCTCAACCCGACTAGCCAGAAGATCAAGATCGTCGCGCCTGGAGGGTTTGAGGTTGACGCGCCGACGAACCTGTTCACAGGTGCAGTGACGATTCAAGGTCTGCTCACATGGCTTGCTGGTATGGCTGGCAGCACGGCTAGCGGTGTCGCAGCAACCGTCACAGGTGTCATCAACTTCATCGGCTCGGTCACTTCGAACGGGAAGGCGATCGACAGCACGCATACGCACCATGAGAACGGCGCGGGCAGCAATACCAATCCTCCGAACTGACATGCGCTATCGAACTCTCGACGCCAATGGCGATTACACGTTCGGGCAGGCTGGCCAGAATTTCTTGGTAGATGAGCCTGCTGCGGTCGCCCAAGCCATCCAGACCCGCCTCAAGCTCATTCAAGGCGAATGGTTCCTCGATCAAACAGTCGGCACGCCCTACAACACGCAAATCCTCGGCGCCGGCACCGAATCGACGCGCGACCTCGCAATCCAGACCGTGATTCTCGAGACGCAGGGCGTGACTGAGATCGTCGATTACGCAAGCTTTCTCGATCCGTCGACCCGGCAATTCACCGTAGCTGCAACGGTTAATACGCAGTTCGGCCAGACCACCATTACCCAGGCTTTCTGATGGCAACTTTTCCGCTTTCGACGTTGGCGGCCACGATCTCGTCGACGGGGATCAGCGCGCCATCGTTCAACGACATTTTGTCGAGTCTGACCGCAAGCTTTCAGTCGATCTATGGCAGTGACATTTACGTTCAGCCGGACGCGCAAGACGGTCAATTGCTGGCTCTGATCGCGCAGATCGTCAACGACGGCAACCAGGCCGACGTCACCACGTACAACGGCTATTCGCCCGCCTTTGCCCAAGGCGCAGCGCTCTCCAGCCAGGTCAAGATCAACGGCTTGCGCCGCGACGCCTCGAGCAACAGCACAGCGGTCGTGACGCTGGTTGGTCAAGTCGGAACGCCGATCAATAACGGCGTCGTGCAGGACACGAACAAGAATCGGTGGAACCTGCCGGCTTCGGTGGTCATCCCGGTTAGTGGCACCATCGACGTAACCGCAACTGCGCAGCAACCGGGCGCGATTACGGCCATTGCTGGCGCGATCAATGAGATCAATACCCCGACGCGCGGCTGGCAGTCGGTGACGAACTCCGCACCAGCGACGCCCGGTGACCCGGTCGAGACGGACTCAGCACTTCGCCAGCGTCAAGCTACTTCGACATCACTCGCTGCGCTGACGCCTCTGCAGGCGATCAAGGCCGCAGTCGGAAACGTGCCTGGTGTTGGTCGATTCGAAGTCTATGAGAATCAGACGGGCGCCACCGATGCCAACGGTGTGCCGGGTCACTCGATCGCTGTTGTTGCCGAAGGTGGCGACATCACCACGATCGCGCAGACTATAGAGGCGAAGAAATCGCCCGGAACCGGGACTTTTGGCACGACCTCTGTCACTGTCACCGATCCGGCTGGCGTGCCGATCACGATCAATTTCTTCGAGATGACCGAAGAATCGGTGATGGTCCAAGTGAAGATCGTTCCGTTGACGGGTTTCGTCTCGACGACGTCGACCCTCATCACGAACGCACTGGTGGCGTATCTGACCAGCTTCGCCATCGGGCAGGACTCGTTGCTCGGAAAGCTGTTCGGCGCCGCTAACCTATATGGCGATGCAGCAACGTCGAGCTCCGGATTAACTCAGGCGCAGCTCGACGCGCTTAGCAACACCTACAACCTGCCGGTCACGAACATCTTTCAAGGCCGCGGCGACATGCTGGTGACGGGTGGACCGTACAACGCAGGCGTAGCGACAATCAATATCGCGAACGTCGCGAGTCTGGCGAACGGCAAGACAATCATCGTCAACCAGACGGACGGGTCGCAGCTTACAGCCACAATTACCGGCGTCACTGGAAACGCCGTGACGTTCACGCCGGCCATCGCAGCCGGCAAGACGATCAATGCGGCCGCTCAAGTGCTGGTGAACGGCGATCTTGTGCTGGCATTCAACGAAGGCGCCCAGTGCGTCGCTGCTGACATCAACGTGACGACATGACGGCATTAATCACTGATTACACGTCGCTCATCACGTCGGAGCACCAGTCGGCACCCCGTTTCATGGCGATGGTATCGCTGCTCGCTCAGTGGGGCGTCGATCGTCGCAATTTGCTGGCGTCGATACCGGGCCTTTACGACATCGACACGGCTGTCGGCCAGCAACTAGACCGGGTTGGTGAGTGGGTCGGTATCCCGCGCACCCTGTCACTGCCGCTGACCGGCGTGTATTTCAGCTTCGACACTGCCGGGCTAGGTTTCGATCAGGGAACATGGCTCGGTCCGTTCGATCCGACGACAGGTCTGGTGTCGCTGCCTGACGCCCAGTATCGAATCCTGCTCTACGCGACGATCGCAGCGAACAACTGGGACGGCACGGTTCCGAGTGCTTATAACGCGTGGAACACGATCTTTGCGCCGCTCGGCTATTCGATTTTGATCGCGGACAACCAGGACATGACGATGAACGTCGTGCTGGTTGGCCCGACTCCTGACGCCGTGACGCTCGCTCTGTTCACGGGCGGATATCTCAATCTCCGTCCCGCTGGGGTGGGCATAACGAACTACTACCTGCCAAGCGTCCCTGGCTCCCCTGTCTTCGGGTTCGACGTAGAAAACGCAGCCATCGCCGGCTTCAATGCTGGCGGCTGGGTCAAGAATCTCTGACGCAACAACTCTCCGCTTACAAGACCGCCTTCGGGCGGTTTTTCTTTTTCCGGATCGCAAATGTCGAACGACTTCATCCCGTTTGCAGTAGGCGGTAGCGCCAACGTCATCACGCAATC